GCTATTGAAACTATAGACGAAGGTTTATATGAATTAATAGGTAAAGATGAAGATGATCCAGATGGATTTTATGAAGACTACATGGAGTGTTTACCACATATAGTTAAGAATATAAGTAAATTTCAAAATATAGTAGATGAAGAAGATTAAAGAAATATTAAAAGATATGTTCACTTATGAACCTAATATAATTAAAAAATTAAAAGAATATGAGCAAAAAGAGAAAGCTGAACAGCAAAAATCCAAAGTACAAAACACAAGCAGAAATAAAAGCAACTACTAAAGATGTTGACAAAAAGGTGCTAATTAAAGAGCTAACAAGACAAGGTGTTAAAGGTGTTAAGGTATACGCTACATTTTACAAATAAAATACGAACACTAACGGATAATATAATAAATTAAATAATATGAATATGAGTTACTGCAGGTTCGAGAACACAGAAAAGGACCTAACTGATTGCCTTTATGCAATAGAAGAAGGAGATTACACAGATTTATCTTCTTATAGAGAAGAACAGGCTTTAAGAAGTTTGTTTGATACTTGTGAAGCAATACTTGATCACAAAGATGAAGTATTAGAAAAATTAAATGACAATAGCTAATTAAATAAATTATGAGAAAAAACTTATGGCAAAAGCTTTCGCCTGATATGCGAGACAAAATTGAAAGCGTACAAAGCAAATATCCTACTATGTATATAGATATTAAAGCTAACTTAGAAACTGAATCTTTTTGGGATGAGCTAAGTATCAACACTGTAAGTAATATATTAACTTTCACGGATACACCTTTATATACGGTCAATAGTAATACGTGGAAATATGGAGATGGTATATTATGCGAAGATTAATATATGACATGTACTATAAAGAAGAAATATCAATGGAAATTGCTATGAGATTATTAGATAAATTAACAGAATTAAGTAATAAAAGAAGGCGATGAGTACAAGAGCGCAAGTTAGATTCGCTACACGAGAAGAAGGAGTATCGTTTAGCGAACACCCAAAAGTTATACACGCACAGTTTTATGTGCATCACGATGGTTATCCAGAAGGACTAGGTTTAGAGATAGCCGAGTCGTTAACTAAATATCAAAAGATAATGCACTGGGAAATAGAAGAGTTGTTTACTAGACACAGCGATCTTGAATATGTATATTATGTATGGCAACACCCAATGAAAACTACGTGGATTAGTATATTTGAAGAAAGATATAATAAAGACTTAACCAAGTCTGATAAGTGTATATTCGTAGGTGAACCAAGTAATCTTATAGATAAGTACAAAGAAAAACCTGAAAAGGTTGATCGAGACTACTTAGATTATGTATAATTACAAACTAAATACGGATGAAAAAGGATAATATAATTATGACAGACGAACAATTAAGAAAACTAATAGATGGTCTTGCTAATCAAATGGTAAAACGTATTTATGGCGTAACTGAAGAGCAAAGCCAAACTACGTTCTATGCAGACAGAGATGAAGATCACGCTATGGGTGAGTTAGCTAGGCTAATGACACTATCAGCTATATACGAAGACAGAGAAGAATATGAAAAATGTGCTGCGATTAAAAAACATATAGATAAAATAAATAAAATTATAGATAGATATGATGCGTAAAAAACCAATGCTAGCATATCCAGTTAGCTCAAAACCAATTGATTACACCAAACCTGTATTTATGCAACCAAAGCTTGATGGTGTACGTTGTCTTATACAATATGACGGCACTGAAAGCCTTGTTGCTTATTCACGTACAGGTAAAGTATGGAAAAATATAAACCATATATTATATGACTTAATACCTTTTTTCAAAAAGTATCCTGATGTTATACTTGATGGCGAGCTATATAATCACGATCTAAAAGATGATTTTGAAACTATTATATCTATTGTCAGAAGACAAAAACCAGATGACATAGACATGCTTAATTCGCGCGATCTTGTACAGTTTCATTGTTATGATTATATTCCTGGTCCAGCATTGCTTAATGCTAAGTTTGATAGTCGTAATGTGTGGCTGAAAGCTGAGTTGCCACAAAGTTATTGTGTTAAACATGTATATACTACTAAAATAGAAGAAAGCCAAGCTAATATTCAACATCAATGTAATTTAGATGAAGGCTACGAAGGTTCTATACTACGTATTAATACTGAATACCAATGCAAACGATCTCACAGTTTACGTAAGTTCAAAGACTTTTCTGACACTGAAGCTGTAATTACAGGCTGGGTTGAAGGTAAGGGTAAACGTGTAGGTACTATCGGTAAGTTTATGGCTATCGATGCTGATGGTAATGAGTTCGGCATGCCAGTCATGGATAAATTCAAAAAGTTACAAACAATGTTTAAAGAAATGCAAGGTTGGGTTGGTCAAACAGCTACGTTTACATATTTTGAACGTACTAAAGCTGGCTCATACCGTCACCCATTATTTAAATGTATACGAAACTACGAGTAATATGAATATATTTTATTTAGACAAAGATCCAGTTAAAGCTGCTAAAGTACAGTATAACAAGCACGTAGTCAAAATGATACTTGAGTCGGCTCAGATGTTATGTACGGCTCATCATGAATTACTAGATGATCCTGATGTACCATACAAACCAGCTCATGTAAATCACCCATCAACAATATGGACTAGAAGTGATAATCATCATTACCATTGGTTATATGATCACATGCTGGCCTTAGGTGATGAGTATACTAAAAGATATGGTAAAACACATTTATCAATAATTAAATGTAAAGAAGCATTACGATTAGCACCTGTTAATATACCACATGTAGAGTTTAAACAACCTCCGCAGTGTATGCCAGATGAATATAAAGATAAATGTAGTATACAAGCTTATTGGAATTATTATATAGGTGAAAAACACATAGTAGTAAATAAAAACAAAGAAAAATTATATGAACAAAGACCTAAAGAAACGTATTAAAAAGTTTAATAATATAAAATATGTTAAAGATAATTCTAAAAGAATTATTATTGCAACATTAAGTGTTAATTCAGGTAGAGTATGGAGCGTGACAACAGCCCCTAAGAATAAATAGTAACAGGCTTATGTCATACGAAAGAAACCTAAAATACCTAAATAATAATAGGATTACTTATAGGCGTTTACCTATAACTGATAAACCTACAATAGATACCAAAGAATACATGTTTTACGAAAACGGTACGCATGAGTGCTATGAGTTATTCCGTTCGTCAGCAAAAATAACTACATATAAGTCTCTAAAATGGCACTTACTTGTTCTTTGGTATCTTAACCCTCAACTTGATCCTGATGACTTTAATAAGTTAGCAGAGGTTATATCTCATAAACCAAATGGTTTTGTAAGTTTTGAGTTGTCAGATAGAATATTAGATAAGATTATATATGGAGTTAGCATGGCTGATTTAGAGCGTCCACCAAAAAATAAATTACGTAAAGTTATATTTAAACCTTTTACTGGATTAACTAAAGAACAAAAATTATCTATCGTAGGATCATTAATAGGTGTAACAAATAAGATACATTCAGACGACATATATCAATGTATGATAGATACACATGACATAAATAAAAAGATTACAATAAAACGGCTCTCTGAGCTTCTTAACGTATCACAACGAACTATACATAGACACATGTGTGAAGATTTAAAAAGAGAAAAAGAATTATTAAACCAACAATTATGAAAAAATATAACTCAAACAATTTCAGTAGATATAAAGTAGATGTTAAATCTTCTCAACCAACTAGTAAACATTATAGTGAATATACTAGAGATGAAATGGTTGCAAGGTTTTTACCATTAGTTGAAAATATTGCGCGTAAATTTAATAAAAGTGAATCATCAAGTGGTATATTATCTTTATCAGATATGATACAGTTTGGAAATATAGGTTTAGTAAAAGCTGTTGATAAAATAGATTGGTTGAAATTAGGTCAATCAAACGATATCGAAAAAACACTAAAGTCATTTTTATCTAAACGTATTCGTGGAGCTATTCGTCGTGCTACAGATGCTAATCGTTCTGGTATGAGATTACCTGAGCATAAGCTTAACGAAATACGTAATGACTTTGAAAATCCTAATAATTCAGAAATGTTTTTTAACTCAATGTTTCAAAGTATTGATTCAGGAGTAAACAACGATGAAAATCACGTGTATCAAATAGAAGATACATCAGGAGATCCAATGAAAAAAGAACACTTAGCTTATAAACTTCGTGACGTTATGTTACAATACTTAAATGATAAAGAATATAATGTTCTTTGCTTAAGCTTTGGTTTAAACTGTGATAAGCTTTCTGCTAAACAGATCGCAGAAAAATTAGATATGAAAGGTAGTAGTTCTTATGTTCGTGTTTCACAGTTAAAAAAGCAGGCAATTGACAAATTAAAAAAGGTAATGGACTACTCGCAAGTAGTTGATTACCTGTAAGTTATACAAGTAAAATAAATTAAATTATTAATTTCTTATGTAATTATATATAAGAACAAACCATATACCAAATGAAAGATTTAACCAAAAAATTAGCTGACATTCAAACTAAGCTAAAAGCAAAAAAATCTTCGTATAATTCTTTTGGAAAGTACTACTTCCGTAAAGCCGAAGATATTCTTGAAGGTGTAAAACCTTTTTTATTACAACACAATGTTTATGTAACAACAACTGAAGAAATTGTTGGTATTGAACCTGTACCAATGATGAAGACTACTGCTACTATTAGTGACGGCGAAAATGCTATACACGCCACAGCTATAGTGGGAGTTGACCTTGGTCAAAAAGGCATGCAGACGTCTCAACAGTTTGGGGCAGCATCTACCTATGGTAAAAAATATGCTCTTGGTAATTTATTTCTTATCGATGATACTGAAGATGCTGACGCTACCAACAACCACGGTAAAGCTCAACAAGTTACAGTTAAGAAAAAAGCTAAGATAACTAAAGAGCAAATGGATAAAGCTGTTGAGTTCGTAAAAGGTGGAGGATCAGTTGAAGCTATTAAAAAGAAATACGAATTAACATCAGCGCAAATTAAACAACTAGCGTAATGACGAAAGAAATTTATCATAGATTAAAAAACGACAAAGACTACTACGGTGAGTTTGGTCAACAGTTTTTAAGCAATTCGGATATATCGACACTATTGAAAAATCCTAAAGACTTGCACAAACCAAGACCTAATAGTCCAGCGTTTTTAATTGGCGGTTATTTTCATACCGCAATACTTGAACCTCAAAAACTTAAAAGTTTTAAGATCGTTGAAGCTACAACTCGTAATACTAAGGCGTACAAAGAAATATCTGAAGGCGAAATGTGTTTACTTAAACACGAAGTTGACAAGGTAGAATTAATGACGCAGGTTATTATGGACAATGATGTTTGTAAAGATCTTATTCAACCGGTACTAGGTCAAGTAGAATATGAAGAGCCACGTGTTGGTAAAATCCACGGTCAAATGTGGAAAGGTAAAGCAGATATAATTAACCATGAAGAAAAACTTGTTATTGATCTAAAAACCACTGGTGATATAGATAGATTTCAATGGTCAGCTTCAAAGTATAATTATGATAGTCAAGCTTTCATATACTCAACCTTATTTGGATACGAAATGCTATTCGTTGTAATCGACAAGGAGACGCATCAAATAGGTTTATTCGATTGTTCACCAGAGTTTTATAAACGTGGTGAAGAAAAAGTACGTAAAGCTTGTGATGCGTACGAGTTATTCTATCAAACAGAAGACTTTGACTACAAGCAACATTTATTAACTAAAACCCTTTAAACCAAAAAATTATGGGAAGATCAAAAATGAAGACCTGTGGAATATCAGGCAAAAAATTCAAAGCTAACAGTGATAACTTTTATGCATCAAGTACTTCTACTGATGGTTTTCATAATTATCACAAAAGCTTTGACAACTTCAGACGCACTACAGGTGCTACTGTAAATCAATGTAGAAACTTAGTTAACCTAATTAATTCCTAATTTATGGCGAGTATTATTAAAACAAGTATTAACCTTAATGAAATACCAAAAGATAAAATCTTTGTTGGTAAAAAAGGTAAATACTTACCGATTACAATTACACTAAATGATGAACCGGATCAGTTCGGTAATCAAGGTCCTGTAGTTGTAGAGCAGACGAAAGAAGAGAGAGAAGCTAAGACTCCTAAAACATATCTTGGCAATGTAAAAGTTGTATGGACTAACGGTACAAACGTTGACACAGCTCCTAGAGACGGTCAACCAGCTGCTCCAGCTCCAGCATCTCAACAAGTAGAAGAAGACTTACCATTCTAGTATGAACGTACAAGACAGAGAGATCAATGGATTTGCGATTGACCAATTCAATCAGCATGACCTAGAAGTTGGGAAGACGCAGGGGACTTGTCCTCTGTGTTCCCACACTAGGAAGCCCGAAAATAAGAAAGCTAAATGTGCTTCTTATGACTGGGAACGTGGTCTAGGCACCTGTCATAATTGTGATACTAGCTTTCAACTTCATACGTACCAACGTAAAGGCGCTAGTGAAAAGATTTACGCTCGACCACAAGTTGAGTTTAATCCTACTAGCACAAAAGTTGAAGAGTGGTTTGAACAACGCGGCATAACAAAACAAACTCTGACCGACCTACGTGTAGGTGAAGGTCAGGAGTTTATGCCTCAAACAGGTAAGTCAGAGAATACCATTCAGTTTAATTACTACATGGGTGATCAATTGATCAACATTAAATACCGTGATGGTCGTAAACATTTTAAGCTTTATAAAGGGGCTGAAAAAGTATTTTACAATATCAATAGTATTGTTGGTTATGATGCTTGTGTCATAGTTGAAGGTGAGATGGACGTGCTTGCAATGCACGAAGCGGGAATTAAAAACGTAATATCAGTACCTAATGGTGCTACGTTAAATTCAAACAACCTCGATTATTTAGATAATTGCATAGACTATTTTGATGACAAAGAAAAGATTATATTAGCAGTTGATGCTGATGAAGCTGGACAAGCACTACGACAAGAGTTTATTCGCCGTCTTGGTGCTGAGGTTTGTTATCTAGTCGATTTCGATGATTGTAAAGACGCAAACGATTATTTAGTTAAGTATGGAGCTGAAAAGCTTAGATATGTTATTGATAACGTCAGACCTGTACCTCTTGAAGGCGTGTCTACATTAAGAGATATTGAAGATGAACTTAAAGACTTTGTTAAAAATGGTTTCAAGCCAGGATTTCAGATTGGCCTTAAAAACTTTGATAAAATATTTAGTACATACACTGGTCAGTTTATTACTGTTACTGGTGTGCCTAGTAGTGGTAAGTCTGACTTTGTTGATCAAATGGTTGTGGGCTACAATCAATTATATGGCTGGAAAACTGCATACGCAAGTCCAGAAAATCAACCAGTATATCTCCACGCACACAAGTTAATGCGTAAGCATTGGCAAGATATGCCTGTAGTAGGAGATATTGGTGGTAATAAATGGGAACAAGTTACCGAACACGTTAATGACAACTATTTCTTTATTGATATGGATAAATACAATTTAGAAGCAGTACTACGTAAAGGAGCTGAGCTTGTTAAGCGTAAAGGTATTAAATGTTTAGTTCTTGATCCATTTAATAAGATTAGAGACGTTAACGCAGCGTCAGACGATGTTAACCGTTATACGATGGATTATTTAGCTAAGATTGAAGCTTTTTGTAAAAAGTATGATGTATTAACTTTCATTGTGGCACACCCAACCAAAATGTACAAAGGCCAAGACGGTAAAATGGAAGAGCCAACGATGTACAATATCAAAGGTGGTGGTGAATGGTATGACGCTAGTTATCACGGTTTGTTAGTTCACAGAGACTATGAAGCTAAAACAACTAAGGTTAAAGTACTTAAAGTTAAGTTTCAAAATCTCGGTGAAAACGGCGCTGAGTCACACTTTACTTGGGAACCTCGTTCAGGAAGCTTTATACCCCTAGCCAGTGTTGAAGCTGAAGCTGAACCAATGCCTTGGGAATAATGGCTTATGCTAAGCGTAAACCTTTCAAACCTGGTTATTACGACTGGACAAAAAAAGATTACAAGATAATTTCATGGTGTATAAACAACAGTATAGCTTGTTGTGTTGTGCCAGCTCAAACCTTTAAAAAAGGTAAGGGTGATTTTCAAGTAGAAATAATTATTAATGGTAAATCTAATTTAAGTCCATGTTTTATAAAAGACGAGGTATTAGTAAAACAAATGGAATATTATAAATATTATTATGACAAATACAATAAAAATACTAAATAACAAAAGTATTATGCTTACTAGAAATGGTAAAACGTATATACTTGGTGAGATTAAAAATCCTAATACGGTAAAAGTATGGTATACGATAAATGGAAAACATTATGCGTAATTCGTTTGAAAATGCTAATGCTGCCTTTCATGATTTATATTGGCGCATTGTTCGCGACGGTATTGATTTTGCTGGAACTAAAGCTTTATTTAACGTAGGTTTTGAAATACAAAACCCTAGTTATTCTAAAATAGAAGATAGCAAAGTTAAACGTAAATGGTCACAAGAATACGCTGAAGCTGAATGGCAATGGTATTTATCTGGAGATCGTAATATAGCTAAACTTGGTGAGTTATATGGTAAAGTTCCTGAAATATGGAAGCGTATGGCTGACTGTAATGGTGATGTTAATTCTAACTACGGTTGGCAATGGCAAAGACAAAACCAAATAGGTTATGTTATAAGTATGTTAGAGAAAAATCCAGATACTAGACAAGCTGCTATTAGTATATATGATTGCAAAGAGTGGAGTAAATATACAAACGATACCCCATGTACATACGCTGTACAGTTTACGGTTGTAGATAACAAGCTTAATATGTGTGTTGTAATGCGTTCTAATGATCTCTGGTATGGTTTCTGTAACGATCAATATCAGTTTTCAAATCTGCAAATGTTAGTTGCAGAGGGAGCCGGATATGAACTTGGTACTTACTACCATTTTGCTCACAATTTACATTTATATAATGATAAATTACCAGAGCAAAAAGAAATGATGTATCACTTATGACATACTGTATATACCACATACCCGGTGTTAAAATCGGAGTAACAAATAATGTTAAAAGTAGAGTTGAAGAGCAGCAGGGTTATAGTGAAGGCGAATACGAGATACTAGAAATGTCTGACGATATAGAATATATATCTAAGCAAGAGTTATTTCTTCAAGCACACTATGGTTACAAGGTTGATCGACAACTATACAAAGATTTATTTAATAACAATTTTATAGAATTAAAAAATATGGATATAAACGTAACTGAAATGACCTCGACATTCCCATGTCCGGTCAACAAACTAAAGGGCAGGCTTATGGATAACGTAGGTATGTCATGGAAGACGGGCGCTGGTCACGTAACGATCACAAAAGAATCTATCAAATGGATTATGAGTAATGCTAAGCCATCACAATACACACAAGACAGGTGTTATGTGTATAACAAAGCTTTTGCTAGATGGTTTGATAATAATAAAGTTGATACATCTTGCGATACGCAGTGTGATGATTGTGGTGACGATATATTTAACTGTATTAGAGAGTGGGCTAAAGAAAGAGGTTTGTATGAAAAAGGTGATACAAAAACTCAGTACATTAAGTTAATGGAAGAGACTGGCGAGATCGGTAGAGCTATACTTAAAAATGATACAGAACAAATCATTGATGGTATTGGCGATGCTGTAGTTGTATTAACTAACTTAGCAGAACTTGTAGGTGTACCTATCGAAGAGTGTATACAAGAAGCTTACAACGTTATTAGTAAGCGTAAAGGTAAAATGATTAATGGAACATTTGTAAAAGATAACCAATGAGTAGTAGAGAAATTAGCGCAGCAAAATCAGGGATTGCAGTATCAAAAAGATTTGACTTTCGCGACCCTGTAGTTTACCACGTTTGTGAAGAGTTTGTTAAACGATCAGATTTAGGTTTTGAAAAGTATGGCCAAACGCTACATCACGAACGTACAACTGGTATTAAAGACTTACATGGATATTTAAAAGATATTCAAGAAGAGCTTATGGATGCGATATTGTATATACAAACTGCACGTGAAGAGCTACGTGATTTATCTGAAGAAGCTTTAATACAAAAGTTTAACGACGATGAAGAAGCGTTTTAAACGTAAACGAGGTCCAGTCAGAGCTAAAAAGGTTACGTACGATGGTATAACCTTTGCTTCTGGCCTTGAGAAATATATGTACATTGCTCTTCAAAAAGCTAAAATAAAAACAGCTTACGAAGGTATGACATACGAGATATTTCCAGGGTTTATGTTTGATAACGAAAGTTACGAACGTCAAGCAAATGGCAAAGGCGATCTTGTTAACAGAGGAGGTAAAAAAATCCTTGGTATTAAGTATACTCCTGATTTTATTGGGCTTACAGATAATGTTATTATTGAGTGTAAAGGTCGTGCAAATGATACGTTTCCGATGCGTTGGAAATTGTTTAAAAAATACGTTAAAGACAATATTCCCCATGTAACTTTATATAAACCTCAAAATCAAAAGGAGTGCGACAAAGTAGTAGAATTAATCTTAAAAAAACGAAATGAAAGATAATTGGAATTTAAGCTTTGGAACATTTCCAGGGTTATTGTTTGGCATGAGAACATACAAAGAAGAATCTAAGGACAATCATGTAATATATTTAGGTTTCTTAGATATTTGTTTAACTATTTATAAATACTAATAATGAAAGATATATTGTCGGATATTACCGTACATATGAAGTACGCTAAATATATTCCTGAATTAAATAGGAGAGAGACTTGGGAAGAACTTGTAACTCGAAATAAAGAGATGCATCAAAAAAAATACCCGAAGTTAGCTGACGATATTGAGAACGTATATAAGTTAGTTTATGCTAAGAAGGTTTTACCTTCTATGCGTAGTCTACAGTTCTCAGGTAAGCCAATTGAATTATCACCAAATAGATTGTACAATTGTTCATATTTACCTGTAGACTCTATAGACTCTTTTAATGAGTGTATGTTCTTATTGTTGTCTGGATGTGGCGTTGGTTATTCAGTACAACATCATCATGTAAAGCAACTACCATCAATTATTAAACCATTTGATAAGCGTGAAAGACGCTTTGTTATTGGTGATAGTATTGAAGGTTGGTCTGATGCTATTAAAGTTTTAATCAAGTCTTATTTAGGCTCTAAGAGATCATCTAAAATAAAGTTTGATTATTCTGATATTAGACCAAAAGGTGCAAGGCTTGTGACTTCTGGTGGTAAAGCTCCAGGACCTCAACCATTAAAAGAATGTTTATTGAAAATTCAAGGTATATTAGATGCAAAAGAAGATGGATCAAAACTCACAACTTTGGAAGCTCATGATATTATTTGCCATGTTGCTGATGCTGTACTTGCAGGCGGCATTAGACGGGCAGCTTTAATATCGTTGTTTTCAGCTTATGATGAAGAAATGATTTCTTGTAAATCAAGTAATTGGTGGGAAACAAACCCGCAACGTGGTAGAGCTAACAACTCAGCTGTACTTATCAGACACAAAATCACAAAAAAGTTTTTTATGAACTTATGGAAACGTATTGAGTTGTCTGGTTCAGGTGAACCTGGTATCTACCTTAATAATGATAAAGACTGGGGAACTAATCCTTGTTGTGAAATAGCTTTACGTCCTTATCAATTTTGTAACTTATGTGAAGTAAACGTTTCAGATATAATAGATCAAGACGATCTTAACACTAGAGTTAAAGCTGCTGCGTTTATAGGTACACTACAAGCTGGTTACACAGACTTTCATTATTTAAGAGAAATATGGAGAGAGACAACAGAAAAAGACGCTCTTATAGGTGTGTCAATGACAGGGATAGGGAGTGCCGTTGTGCTCCAAATGGATATGAAGGCAGCTGCAAGTATCGTAAAAAGAGAAAACACAAGAGTAGCAAAGCTAATAGGGATAAATAAAGCTGCACGCACAACATGTGTTAAACCTGCAGGGACAACTTCTCTGGTACTTGGAACTTCATCTGGTATTCATGCGTGGCATAATGATTATTATATCCGTAGACTACGTGTAGGGAAGAATGAAGCAATATATTCGTATTTATCAATGCATCTTCCTGAATTAGTTAAGGACGAGTATTTCAGACCACACGATACTGCTGTGATCGAAATACCACAACAATCGCCAAAAGGTTCTATTGTCCGAACTGAGTCCGCGTTTGATTTACTCGAGAGAGTTAAACAAGTTTCTGAAGAATGGGTTACACCAGGACACAGAACAGGAAGCAACACTCACAATGTATCTGCTACAATATCTTTAAAAGAAGATGAGTGGGACAAAGCTGGTGAGTGGATGTGGAACAACCGTGATTGCTACAACGGTTTATCAGTATTACCTTATGATGGTGGTACATATACTCAAGCTCCTTTTGAAGATATATCTAAAAAGGAATATGATGAGCGTATGAAACACTTATCCATAGTTAATCTTGAGAATGTGGTAGAACTAAATGATAATACAGATCTATCAGGTGAGTTAGCTTGTGCCGGTGGATCTTGCGAAGTAACAAGCTTATAACTAAAAATAATTATTATGAAGAAAATTGTAATGAGTTTTGCTTTAGCTGTACTTTGTACGCTTGGAGTTAATGCTCAAGCTCAAGGTGACTGGTACGTAGGTACTGGTGACATCGCTAATACCGCTTGGACAGAGTGGTCAATAGCACCAACAGTAGGTTATGGATTAACTGATAACTTAATGGTTGGATTAAATGTTTCACAAGCAGATTCAACTGCTGATATGCAAGTTGACTTACACGCTAGGTACTTTATGAATACTTGGTTTTTGTATGCAGAAACAACTGGAATAGACACTGACAACTTAAAAGTTGGTGCTGGTAAAATGTTTAGCTTTCACAAAGCAGTTTACGTTGATCCAAAAGTTGTTTATGACTTAACTGAAGAAACAGTAAATTTAACCTTAGGCGTTGGACTTAAGTTTTAATACAATTTAATTTTAAAAATATAATTTTATGGATACATTAAACAACAAAATGGACGGAATGATGAAAACATTAATTTCAACTGCTATTGATGTAGAAAAGTTTGCGCAAGGCAATAAGTCTGCAGGAACTAGAATACGTCAAGCTATGCAAGAGATTAAATCTTTAGCTCAAGATGTTCGAGTAGATGTACAAGCAATCAAAAACAAAGAGCTTGTTTAGATAGCTATATAATAAACGATAATCATTATCGCTACGTATAAAGCTTTAGTGATGTCAATTTTACGGTCCATAGGGTATTAATTACCTTATGGGCCGTTTTTTATATCAACAAATTGTTAAGAAATTGTTACTTTATCTTCCTACTTAAGGTAGCTCTATCGGCTCTTCGCATAGTAACATCTGCCGTGTGACCACTACCAACTCTAATTAAGAACGTATAATCGCTAACTGTTTTAAAAATACCTCTAGTACTTTCGTATGTTGTTATAGTAGATCCCGGATTAAAAGCGTTAGTCAAAACATCTTCGTCATCCCACACAAATGTAGATCCAACTGGAATTGGTATTTCTTTTAAAATAAAAACTGCTCCTGTTGTTGCGGTTCCGTTGTGTAGTGACTTTGGGCCCACTACTAAATCAAAAGTTATATCTTCATTATCGGTATTAGATACTATCATACCTAAAATACCTTCTTTAGCAACGTCTACAAAACTGTCCCCGCTTAGTGATATTGTATCTATCTTTGCCATATTATGCTATTCTATATATAGTTATTTGGTCAATCCCTGCATGACTTACTACAAATCTGAAAAGACCAGTTGAATTAGCTACAACAACCATGTTCCCAACTAACGTTACGTTAGCCCCAGCTGATAATGTTAAAGAGTAGGTTGCAGATGCTAAGTTGATTATAGGTACATCTGCGTTTTGGTAAAATTCTGTAAATCCAAATTGAGTTATTATTTGAGCAGCTGTAGGTGTTGGTTTGATTCTACTCGCGGTTGGAGTTATTGTTAATATACCAGGCTCTAAATCTCTTGCGTCAATAGCCGCAGTATCATCATCAATAGCTATACCAGCTATAGCTTTTGGGCTAATTATCATTTTACCCGATTGATCAATATTAAGACCATTAACCTTACCTTGAGAAGATGCTTTACTTCTATTTATAAAAAATTCTTTATCGACACGAAAATTATGGGTTTGAACCTCTTTTCCTATGTAGTTAAATCCTTTTGCTTTTTTTCTTGCCATATGCTATAAATCATATGCTATGAGTATATCTACAGCACAAGCTGAACTATTTGCTTTTAGCTGTACTTCGTCCGCTGTTGCTGTTAAACCAGCTACATTTGAAGTTCCTTGAACAACGTCGGTTGCTGCGACGGTTGTTGACGCGTTGTTATCAAACACTAAGCTAGTGAAATACGCAGCCTCACCAGGTAGTATTTTATAGTTAACTTGCTTGTTAGTTGCAGCATCACTTAGCTGTAACGTTACAAAGTTACTACCATCAGTATTTCTAAATCGCATATATTTAAACTTAGCAGAGTCATATAGACCCATCCCAACTGTTGCACCAGAAGAAAACTTCGCAACTTGGGTAAACGCTGTGCCTATGCTTAGCGTAGTGTCTGTAAAAGCATCAACATCCTCAATGTTTAAATCGTCAGAAGTACCAGACGTAGTGTAGTTGTATTCAAAACCACCTGAACTTACGTTTATATTTTCTGTTATACTTAATGTTAATGTTCCCATGTCTTTTTTATTTAATCGTGATCAATATATGTTATTGTCACCTCTTCGTTTAGTTCTATAGCTTTTGCAATTGCTGGATAAATCCTTTTATAAGCATTACCACTTTTGCCAATAAACCCATCTTTAATGATGACATTGTTTTCCTGCGAGTCTCCAACCAAAAGACACCCAGCAGTATGCTCGTCAGTGTTTCCAGTGTGTATAAGAATATACTCAAAGTTAGGAACATCAGTGATATGAAGCATACCACGGTGAAAACCACCATATTTTTTAGTATACCTAGCGTTAAACCCACCTTCTTTTCTTAGTTCAATATTGTATGTGCCTGCCGGTACACGCGTTTCACCCTTAACTTTAAGAGCTCTACGCTCGTCCTCAAGTGTATAACAAAGAAACTTTCTTCCAAGATCGCTTATTTTAAAAAGTAATCCAGAAGTAGAATCTTGTTGAGAACTAAATCTTAATACTTCTAGTTTCATATTATACGTTAGCTACGTATTGTGCATATTCAACTACACAAGCCGCAGTCTGTGCTTCAGCAGTAATTGCTTGAGAACTATAAAGAGGAAAGAAAGCAAATTCTCCTACTCTTATTTTAAGCTTAGCATCTCCTCCAAGAAGAACTTGAACCCAAGAAGCTGAGTTGCTTGATGAAATAACCTTCATGTATACATAAGAAAAAGAACTATTAGAAGCTAAAACTGCTTGAGCAGATCCAGTAGCAATAGATTTTCTTGATATATTTGTAGAAGCTGTTACGCTCAACGAATCAGTTGAAGATATAGAAAGCGCGTCACTAGCTACGTCAGAGCTTGTTAGCGTAAGTGTTGGTGTTAGTGTTGCCATAATTTTTAATTGTTATTTATTAAGCTACTTCAAATAATAATACTTCCATTGCTGGCGTGCCAGAGTCAGCATCGTAAACTAGATCTTCATCTGATGCCCAAGGGAAAAACGCAAATTCTCCTGCTCCTAGTTCTAAAACATTAGCTGAACCAGTTGCTCCAAGTCTAATATAAATTTTTTCAGCAGTAGTAGAGCTTAAATTTTTAAGTAATATGTATGATTTACCGTAATCTGCCGCGGCTAAAAAAACAGCAGCAGTCGTTGATGTTTCCACCGTAGCAGACAATACATCGCCAGCTGTAGTAAGCGAATCAGTCAAAGAAAGACTCAACGAGTCAGACGTAGCGTCCGTACTAGTAAGTGTTAGTGTTGGTGTTAATGTCGCCATGTTATTTAGTTTTAATAATTTTTCTGTTAATTTTTATTTTGTTATATTCAATAGTTATATTGTATACACCAGGAGCTAATATAGATACATCTAAGGTATTTGTATTAGTTTTGTTTATAACTATGTCCCCTAATAAATTATAAACTCTTAGATCAACTTTTTTATTTACGTATATATAATCACTTGTAGGATTAGGATATGTAATTATTTCATTTCTAAATTCTAATATGTTAGTAGGGCCACTCCAACCATCTTCACAATACTGATAAAGCTCTACACAAGTGTTATCCCAAGATATATCACAACAATATTGATCTATTTCTATTACCCAAGCAAAACACTCATTAGGAAGAGTATATATGTCACCAATAGCACAACCAGCAGAATAATAACACGAACTGTCCGCCACGTTAGCATTGATATTGTAATTAAGAGCGGTCGGATCAGTGCAGCCAAACAAAGGGTAAATACAGCTACCATTATCAGTATTTGCATTATCGTCGTAATTAAGTGCTGTGCTGTCTGTACATCCATAATAAAAAGGTATACAACTTCCGTTGTCTGTGTTTGCTAGTGGGTTATAATTAAACATGGTATTATCTGTGCAACCAAAGACAACTTCTATACATGAGCCATCGTCTGTGTTTGCCAGAGCGTTGTAATTGAAAGCTGTAACATCCATACAACCTAAAACAACATCATAACAACTACCGTCGTCAGTGTTAGCTAACGAGTCGTAGTTAAAAGCTACAGGATCTGTACACCCGTAGTAGTATGCTATACACGTATCCGAAGCGGTAGCCAGCGAATCGTAGTTAAACGCGGTGGGGTCCATACATCCGTATACGAAAGATATACAGCCCCCATTGTCTATATTTGCTACAGGGTCAAAGTTATACATAGTGCTGTCAGTACACCCCCAAATAGCTAAAGTCTGACAAGAGTTGTCGTCATAATCTGCTACAAAGCCTTGAGTGTAAAATTCAAGATATGCAGACGATGTACAACCAGGATTATAATAACAACTGCCATCTTCTGTGTTAACAGTGCTATCGTAGTTTACAGCTAGAAAATCTGTACAACCATAAGTAAATGGTTCACAATAATCTCCACAATAAGGTAAAGCTGTATATGTATTCCAAAATGGAGCATCAAATGATTGTAAAGCTCCTTGCCCATTGTTTTCAAAAGGATTAGTTCCTTCTGCTAATAAAGTATCTCCTAATGAGTTTATTAAATAAAATGAGTTATGCCATGTTTGAAACTGTACTTCTTCAGGTGGTGTTTGTGGTCCACCGATTTCAAAGTAATAAACTTCAACAGGTTTATCTGAGTCTAGTATTAAAGGAAAATCATTTAATAAATTACCTGGACCCATTGTAAACGTACCAAGAGCTATACCACTTTGATAAACTCCTAAATATGAATTACCCCAACCATCTCCAGCGGCGTCACCTATATATAAAGTATAATCACAGTCTGGAATTATATCATTAATAGTAGCGTTAGCATTATAGTTGTAAAACTCAGGATCAGTACATCCGTAAATATGTAGAGTAGTGCAACTTCCATCATCTTCAGTTGCTTCTATATTATATTCAACATAATCATCATCAGTACAACCTAATACTGTAGGCTCTACAAAACAATCAGCACCTTGCTGTAAACCTGAATAAGTTACATTACCAAAAGCTGGATTACTTAACTCCCATATAGTGTCTCCATTACAATCAAATATAACAACATAACCATTTAAAACTCCTCCTGCCATACCATCACCATAACCATCTGTTAGTATAAGTTCAAAGCCAGATTGTTGAACACAAAAGTCGTAAGTATATGTTTTACCTATATCGTTAAAGTTATACTCGCCAGATGAAGCTTGTCCTATTATACCAGCGCTATTCATTGTCCAACCAGTTTCACCAGGCCAATTATCAAGAGTAATCTGCATTGTTATTTGGTGTTGAGTAGCGGTATCACACACTGTACCGGTACAGCTACCATTGTCTACTGTAGCCCATGGATTATAAGTAGGTTGCGTTGGATCTGTACAACCTGGTATACAAGGATCTGGTGTAAAGTATATAGTATCTGAAAAAGAGCTATCAGCAAACTCTAAAACCATATAGTGTTCTTCCTCCCAGTTCGGAGGCATTTGCCCTGGTCCTACTGGAGCAGCAAAGTTATTATAACCGTTAGAAGCTGCCCATAATCCTGACCAAGTAAAGTTATATCCGTTTTCTGTACTAAGATGTAGTTTTGTAACATCACAACCTGTGTTTTCCAAAGCTGTCCACCACTCAAAAACTATAGCAGACTGACTACCCCAACAAAGTTGATAAGCATTAGTACTATCAACTCCTTGACAAGGTTCAGACACTGGTGGAGCACAAGGCGCGATAAATAAGTTTTCTACAAGTTCAGAACCAAAGTTACCGTAAGCTTGCATTAGAGTTCCTTGACAAGTGTTTTTAACTACAAACGAACCATCAACTCCTCCCCATTGACTTGCTCCAAGACCATCTCCATAAGAGTCTTTTAAGTGTATTTCGTAATTACCAGAAGGTAGATTAACAGTATCATCATAAATAGTGTTTTCAATCATACCTTCTTGACTCTGCGCTATAGTATCGTTGTTAGAGTCAATTATATACCAAGATGTTTCTACTGGATAATTATCAGTTAGTAAAACAATATTTACCCAAGAGCTTTGCGCGAAAGCAATGTTAATTAAAAATAAAAATGTAATTAATTTTTTCATTAAAACTTGTTCATTATTAGTTCGTCAATATAATCTTGTATTTCTTCTCTAGTAGCAGCCATTTTAAAGCTAAGATCTGCTTGAAAACGTTTTACCTCTTCACCATCGTCAAATATAATAATGGTAGGTACAATCGCTATCTCGTATTCACTCTGTACTTTAGCATCGTCAATACTCATTGATTTCTTTTTAGCATCAGATATTTTGCTAAACCACTCAACACCGTTAGCTTTGTTCCAACTAGCGTTAAAATGATAAGCTTCAACCTGAGAAAATGCCGATGTACATAACAACGACATTAGTATTAAATTATAGTATTTTTTCATTATTTTAATTGATCAATTTTATCTTCCATTCTAATCATACGCTCTTCTATTTTTTCCACATTTTTTTCTGTGTTTAATATGGACTGGCGTACATTTTGATCTTTCATATCGAACTCCATGCGAGTAATATCTGGAGCTGGTAACTCCTTAGCTTCTGATATATCAGCCTGCAATGTAAACCACATACCAATAAGTGTAGCCATTGCAAAGCCTATACCTATCAATGTTTTAATGCTTATGTTAAAGCCAGTGTCTTCGTTTAATTCTTTTGTCATTTGTTAAAATATTATGTAGTTTATTCCAAACTTAAAATCATACCACTCTCTGTTCCAGTATTTATTGTATTTACCCTCAGCAAATAAACCAAGGCTTTTGTTTAGTTTATAACCAAGTATTAGTCCTCCTGAGTAATCGTACCATTGTTCTCCGTTATTAAAGTTGTGGTAAGAATATTGACCACCGTCATCATAATGATAAGGCATTAAATTACCCCAAGAGTGTAACCAAAAGTTTTTTTTATAGTGGTAAAAATCAAAACCTAAAACAATAGAGTATTGCCATTGGTTAGGTAATTCGTTTCTTTTTTTATCTACATAATCTTTTAAAACAGTAGGAATAATGACCTTTTCCCACACCTCTGCGCTAGTTGCAACAATATTTCCATTTGGATCTTTGTATTCTGATTCAAATACATCAATATCATATCCTTCTTCAATAGCTAGTTGTGTATAATGAACATGACCGGTTTCTAAACGCCAATCAGCTAATGGATCATAGCCGTATGGTTCTGCTAATCTTGTAACGCCACCAAAGTTAAATGATAGTTTTTTCTTACCATTTAGTCTAAACCTTTGAGTGGCTTCATAATATTCTATATCTGCAAAACCATCTTTAACATATTCTACTTTAGATAACCATTTATCTCTTACGTATCTTACGAAATGTTGTTGATCAAGATACTCAACACCTTCTTGTCTTTTGTAATCTATTTCAAAAAGGTATTCAAAAGGTGACAACCCGACTGTAGCGGCGTCTCCATATGCAGACTCTGTGCCATCTTTAAATTTGCTAACATCTTCATATTGAAAACGTTTTATCTTGCGGATACCCATTGTTAACGAGTAATCGTAAGGTGTGAACACAGTATCGTAGTTTAATATACCATCTTGAGTATTATAAACATCATCGTTAGCTAACGAAGTTCCACCATTTGCAGCAACGTAAAATGTTGAAAATTTAAACGCTTTTTTAAATTGAGCGCTAGCTGTAAAACAACAAATAGTTAGTATTAGTATTAGTATTTTTTTCATACTTATTAAATTACACATTTAATCGAGTGTTTACTAGTCATGATAGTGGCATCTTTTCTTTGGTTTTTTAACCATTACTTTACATCTAAAACCATCAGACTTTATCTTAGTACAACGTTGTTGTGATTTTTTCTTTTCTTCTTTTTTCTTTTCTTTTATTAACTTTTTAGCTTCGTCAACTTCTTTTCTAGTGTCAATACCTAAGCTCCACTGATCCCAACCAAGTCCAACAGCTACTCTTTGCCAAGTTTCGTTATCTTGATTAAGCGCTTCTTTCATGTTGTCGATCTTCCTAAAACCTCTGTCAAGTGGTAAGTTAGTAGTAGCAGACACAACATTTCCAACAGCATCCCATACCGGATTTTCTAAGTCAAAAGTACTCATCTCACCCATAACTTCTCTGTTGTACTTATATGTCTTAGTAGCACTGTAAAGTTTACGAGACTTAGAACCTATTGGTGGTGAAACATTTAAAGCGTCTACTAATACATTACCATAATCAGCTCTACTTTTCTTTTCGCTTTCTTGTATAAATCTATTTATAACATTTTTAAGTGTAGATACTACTGCTCCAGCCAAACCAGAACCACGTAGTAGTGAATCAATCATACCATTTAAAGTACGTTGTACTTTTTTATCTATTTCATCTTGCTCTGGTTTCTCATCATCAAATGCTAAAGCAAATATAGCAGACTGCAAACTTGAGAATATTATGTTTTGTATAGCTCCATAATATATTATTCTTGAAACATTACTTCTCCAGTCACCTCTACCAGCTGTTAAATCTCCAGCTGCTTTTTTAATCAAACGAGCGTACTGCATAGGTGTATTAGCAAACGCTAGTATTATACGACCAAGTGACGATGCTTGTTGTTGTGATATACGATCAGGTCTAGCAGACTGCTGAGTTTCTTCAGCGATTTCCATAAAGTCTTCCATCGCTTGAGCTTCAGCTTCAGTTTGATCTAAACCTTGTTTAACGTATTTTTTAACTCTGTTTCTATAGTACGTAGAACCACCTGATGCAATAGCAAAGCTATCTGCAATTTGCGTAGGTAAGAAACCTACTTTAAGTAAGTATTGTAAAGCAGCTTTCGCTTTGTTAGTAGCTCCAGCTACAGCACTAGCTATTTCAGCTTCGTTTATATTTGTTTGAAGTCCAGCACGTCTTTGTTTTAAAAAGTCTGAGTTAAATAAAAACGTAAAGTCTTTCCAATATTGTTTTTGATTAGCAAAAGCTTTAGCAGCTGCAAATATATTATTATCTTCAAAGTTAATAAAGTTAACTGTAGATAAAGTCTGTAGTACAGCAGATCTAGCATTAAAGAACATGATAGCACCAACAGAGTTGTTAACCCAGTTGTTCCAAGCACCTTCAATACGACCCATACCTTTAGCTCTGTTAGTACCGTTTTCCATACGCCAAAGCATATTTTCTAACGCCTCTCTAAAGTTTGATCCATACGTAGCTTCTATTTTGTTTAAGTTTTCAGGTGAAAATATTATTTCAACATTTTCTTTCCACTCAGCTAGGTATTTTTTACGACCCTGCTTATTAACTACGTTTTGAAGATCAGAAGCTATACTCTCTACACTCCAGTATTCACCAGGTTCTATATATCCTTCTTTTTGCTTAGATATTTTCCCTATAGTATCAGCATAAGTTCTAAGATCTTGATCTGCTTTAACCGTGTTTGATAAAAAAGTAATATCACGCTTAGACAAACCTGGTATATCAAAACCTGCTTTATCCCAAAGATAAACTCTAACAGCATTATCAAACGTAAAACCACTATCATCAATCATCTTACCTAGCTTCTTAGCTACTTTTGGTAACTCTTTACGTAAAGCTTTATGATCGTCAAGTATTGACTGACGAGCCTCTTTCATATCTCTATCAGCTCTAGCAAAAGGTTTAATTAAGGCTTTATTAAAAAACTCTAAGTCTTTATTACCTTGCTCACCTTTACCAACAAAGTATCTTAATAAACCTGAAAAGTCATCAGCAGACGGCGGTACAAAGAACGTAAATCTACCTATGTTTTTACCACGCTTTTGAGCACCTATTCTTGAGAATATTTTTTCAGCACCAACACCTTTAGTACGTTGAAGCATTTTATTAAAATCAGAGTTTAAATCTTTACTGAATTTAATTTTAGCTTGAACAGATTTACCTTTAATGTCTAGTTGATCAAACACGTGTTTAACAGCTTCAACATTAGGTAGGGCATCGTCTACAAAGTACATATCATTATAGCCTTCAGCATACTTATCTAGCATCCAAGCAGCTTTAGCATCACCAGAGCTATTACCCAAACCTGTTATATTTTCAAAAGGTATATCTATATCTTTAGTTTTTAACCACTCGTGTATTGCTGGAGCAGCTTCAGCAGGTCTAGCTGTTAGTATAAATACATTTTTATTACCATACTTCTTAATTTGATTTTTTATCTTTTGAAGTAATGGTCCATCAACGCCACCTCTAACGTTTACAAAGTCTGTAAAATCAAACTCGTAACCATCAGCAGCAAACTTAGGACCTTGTAAAGGCCAATCACCAGACGATATTCTTTGCACATTATCACCTTTTTTAGCTATAATAAAGTTTTCACCATCTATAATCAACGTTTCATCAAAGTCAAACGTAGACATACCTCTAGCCGCTTTACTGTACATATTAACAGATCTAGCGTTAGATATAACCTCGCTAAGCTTTGAGTTTGTAGAACTTAATTCTTTTGAAAATTTTATATCAGCTATGCTTTCTATTAATGTTTCATTAGCTTTAGCTATATCTTTTATATTATTTACATTAAAAACTTCAGCTCCTGTTTTATTTAGTGTTGGAAAAAATATTGTATTTAAATCTATAGGTTTTCCAGTATTTATTGGCGCATATTTAGTGCCTACAGCTGCTAATCTAACTATAGCAATTAAACCCATAGGTATATTGTCTAATTCACCTTTTAATATTCTAGGTACTATTGAATCATAAAAAACGTTAGGCATAACATTTTTCATACCTGAAGCGTTTATATTATCATCGGCTTCAAGCGTAATAGAAAGCTGCATGTAAGAAGCTTTTAAAATTTTTGCAAAATCATCAACTTTACCCTCTACAGCTGCATCTAAACCTTTTTTAACAACGTTGTTCTGTGGTTTTGTATGCTCTTCTCTAGACTCAACATTATATAAAGGATTTTTTTTGTTACCATCTTTTATAGTATAACCCATATATGGTGCTAATATTCTAGCAAACGTGCCCATATTATTGCTAGTGTCTAAAGTAAACTCTGCAAAAAACCATTTATCATTTTTATTTTCTTTTAAGTAAACTTCTAAATCTTTAAAAAAGTCTATAATTATATCAAGTCTTTTTTCTTGTTGTTTTACAAAATCTTTATTGTTAAATATATCAACACCGTTAATTTTGTCTAACAACTGTCCTGTTTTGTGGTATTTAACCCTAGATTTTGTTAAGTTATCTTTTAAATAGCCATTTTTACCTTCTTTTACTAACTCTGCAAACTGCGCGTCTGTTTGAAAAAACCCTGCTCTTACGACACCACCAGCCATTGTTACTTTTATTATATCTCTATGTTTAGGATATTTAGCTAAAAATTTATTAGCTATTTCAGATCCTGCTTCTAAAAAAGTTTTACCATTTTTGTAGATAGCGTCTAAATCTCTTTCACCAAGATATACTTTATCTTTTTCAGCTTTTTGAACGTTTATTTTTGGTATGTTAGTACCATGTTTTTTTATAGGATTATATGTAAAACTACTAGCGTTTTCCGTTAAATCTTTGCTAAACATAACTTCAGACATACCACTACGTATTCTAGCTAGTGATGGATCTGTTTTACGAAGTTCTTGATTAGTAATTGTTTTACCAAGTAAGTCTGCGAGCGCTATAATTCTAGCCGATGTGTTTCTATTGCGCGTAGGTTTACCGTCAATAATATCTACTAATGCCAAAAACTCAGCGTCTTTAATATTAGTACGCTTAACTTGGCCTTTTAAACCAGCGGCTGTTTTAGCTCTAGTTTCTTTTTGTGTATATAAAGCTTGTAGTACAGTTCTAGGTACACCAGTAGCTTGACCTTCAACATCAAAACCTTGTGGTAAAGCATCAATAACTAACTGAGCATTTTTGTTAAACCAGCGCTGTGCATTAGCAACTTCAGCTGTTGTTAAATTAGCTTTACTTTTAATCTTAGCTGGTGATATACCTAACAACTCTCCTACGGCGTTTGTAGCGGCATTAGGGACACTTTTAAAGCTCGTTAATGTATTAGGATCTATATTAGCATCAGACACCTCAGACGCAACCTTATCAGCTATATTTAACTCACTAGCTAATACTTTAGCTTTAGTTTTTCTTTCAGGCTGTTGCTCAACTGTTTGTTCAGCTGCAACACCTCTAGCTTCTGTTACGTCTTCTTCAAACTCTGTCTTGAGTATTCTGTTACCGGCTTCAATAGAACGTGCTGGTAAGAATTTATTTATATAAGCAGCTAAAGGTACACCAGACTCAGGCTTGTACTCTCTAATAAGATCAAATATACCTCTTTTACCAGTTTCTATTTCATCAATAACTAGCTGTTCATCATAACCAGGTACATCTCTAAATCTTCTAGCTATACGAGTGGTAATAGGTTTAAACGCTTCTAATATATCAAATAGACCAGCTTCACCTTGTTGTTCATATACTTGTTGTACTCTATCAGAAGCTTCTTTAGAGAACTGAACTCTAGTGTCTAGTGGACCAGGTTGTTTACTTCTTATCTCTTGAATTATTTGGTTTTTCTTTATATCGCTTATGTCAGCTAAAGTTAGTTGATCATTTTTAACTTTGTTAGCTATACCTACTAAAAACTTAATAGCGTCTTTTTCACTAGCTAAGTCAATATCAATATCAGTAGCTTCTTCAGTACCCTTATGTATTAAGTGCGCTAATACACCTCCAAATTGAGTATTTTTCTTAGCGTTTAAGTTTATATTACCAGCCCCAACCTCTTCAAAGAAAACAGCAACAACCTCAGATTCTTTTAGCGATCCATCTGCATTTCTCTCAGCAAGTTTTATCACTCTATTGTAAGCGTCTCTGTTGTTTTCTTTTGTCCAAGCTAATACAGCATCTGACAACGGCTTGTAAAGCTCAGGTTTAAGCCCTATAGCATCAGCAAAAACAACATGTTGAAGTTCGTGTGTCTTGGTTTCTAACCTATCAGCTTCAGCCATATTCTGAACGTTAATTACAGAAACAGGTTTTCCATCAGGCCCAGGCGCCATAAAGCCATGAGCTCCATTTTCAATTTCTTCTAAAGCTTCTGCAAGCGCCTCTCCTTCTAAATTTTTATTTACAAAGTCTATACTTTGCTGTTTCGTGTTGTGAACAACTAAAGTATTTCTAACGCCTCCTTTTTCAACTTTATTTTTCTTTTTAATATCCTTGTTTATCTGTTCGGTATTAAAAAGTACTCTAGTTTTATTTTCAATTTGCTCTACGCTAGGGTCAGATATACCATCTACCTCTAACAAATCTTTTAAAGCTTGATCTTCTAATCTTTTTACTTCAGCTTTATTTTCGTTTCTAAATTTATAAATTTGCCAAGGACTATTCCAAGTTTTTTCTTTTTTAAACTCGTTTAAACCGTTTTCTATAGCGTCAAACTCAGTTTTTAACTCTAGTAATTTCTTATCTTTAAGAGCGTCAGGCATAACTTGATCTTCTAGTATCTTGTTAGCCTCTATTCTTATATCCTCTTGTCTAACTATAGCGCTGGTAAATTCTCTTTTAGCTCTAGCAGATACTGTTTGAGCTTTACCTTCTAAAGTTTCCACTTCTAGATTTATAAGCTCTTGCAACTCTTCTATTCTACCTTCGTTTTCTTGTACTATCTCTTTTCTTCTAGTATCGTTTAGTGGAGAGTATAATCCGTTTTGAAGTTTTTTATTAAACGAAGCTAAGTCGGTTTGCTCTTCTCTTAAGTTTCTTAACGTTTCCTTTTGCTTAGCATCTGAAAACTGAGATAGATAAATACCTTTCGCGACTGGAACAGATCCCATTGTGGTACCAAACATATAGCCAGTAAATCGAGAGTGATTCATGTCCTGACTCCAAGGTCTACCGTTTAAAAGGTTTTGAAAGCCTGTTGTTAAAGCCTCACCTTCTCCTTCAGCAATTACACCTAAAACACCCTTGGTGGTGATCATGTTGTTTTTAACATAACTATCAACACCTTTACCAAACAAGTCGTTTTTGGCAACGTTATTGGCTAGCGCTCTTTTTGCGTTTCTCAGCAACATATAAGTAGGAGCAGCACCAAAGACAACCTCAGCGCCTGCTGCGCCTAGTGATGTAAAGTATTTTTTAGCTTTACTAGTCTGAATTGCTCCTGGCAGCTTTTCTTCTTGAACCATATCTTGGTATTGACTACCAAAACTTGAAGTACCAATAATTCCCCAGCCAGCAGGTGTTGATAATGCTGCAAATATAGAAATTTGATTAGCAAGTTCTTGTGTCGCAAATGATCCAAAGTTTTCTAAAGATGAAAAAGCATCATCAAAAGATACGTCTTTTCTGTAAGACTCTCTTATGTTTTGTATTTTGTCTTTAAAATCTTGTGTACCCTGTTCGTCAACACTAGGGTCTCCAAATAGTTTAGAAGTACCATAACCAGCATCCACAGCTAATTCTACAAATCCTAAACCAGCATCAACAAAAAATTCTTCTACACCGTTATAATTTCTTTTTACTAAATCTAATTGATCTGGTAGAGCTTCTATAAACCCTTTATCCACATTGGAGATAACATCGTTGCTAACAGCCATGTAGTTGTTGTACATCTCATTGTACTCTTTGTAATCTTTTTGATATTGATTATAAACGCTTTCAGGTATCATCCTACCGTTTTCAAGAGTTACAAGCTCTTCGCCCGGCTGCATTTCAGTACCAGTGTAGTCGTAATCTTCACTCTCAAATCTTTGTAAAGCTATATCTAATTTTTTTCTTAATGCACCTGTTTCTAATTTGTTAGCTAAAGATTCTGCATATACAGTTTTTGAAGCATACTCTCTTTGGTATTCGCTAAGACCTAGTTCTATGTTATTTTTTAATTGTTTTTTTAAATCAGAGGATATAAACTCAAAGTCATCAAGCTCTTCTAGCTTTTGGTCAGTATTTTTAATCCAAGTTTCTTTTTTAGCTTCAGCAACTAGTACTTCTTTAGCTTTTATTTCAATCTCCTCTTTTGAAGGGTTCGCTTGTACTCCTCCTAAGGCGTCAAAAGCTTGCTTTAGTTCTTTTTCGTAAGGTTGTGTAGTTTTAATTATCTCTCTAGTTGGAGTTGAAAACTTAACATCCATACCTCCTCCTTGAAAAACTTTTCTTGTCTCTGTTTTAGGAGCAAATATATCTATATCGTTACCAAATTCATCTTTAGGAAAAAACTTATCGTTAATTTCTTTTAGTTGCGTAGAATCTGGAGCGTTATCAGCAAGGAACTTTTTACTACTTATACTTCTTTCTGCTCTACTTTTAGAATATAAAGCATCTGTTTCAGTTGTAGTGTTTTTATCAATAAAAGATATTAAGCTATTATAAGCGTTTTCTTTTCTTGAATTTATATTATCGTGCTTAGCTACTAAACTTTTTTCTGTAGAGTTTAAAGATGCCAAACCAGCGCTCTCTCTTTTTTCAAGAGCCATTTTTGTTCTTGTGTCAGGAGCTGTATACTCAGCACCTATATTAAACTCAATATCTATTTCTTTTTCATTAGGAGCTAGAATCTTAACAGCATTAAAAGATTTTATATCATCTTTAAATATATTAGTTGTTTCAAACTTGAAACCTGGATACTTAATACTTAAATCGTCAATAGCATCGCTATCACTTTTGTCAAAAAAGCTATAATCTTTTTGTTGAGTTATTTTTCCAGTTAAAGGATCTGTAACGTTATAAGTAAGCCAATTATGCTTATCTTTTACGTCATCGAACGGTACATCCAAAGAAGTATCTTCCAAGTTGGATGCCGAAACGTCGAGTGCTGTAGCCTCTGACGCCACAGCCACACCCGGCTCCGCAACGTCGTTTGTCTTTCCCTCGTTGTTAGCATTATATTGCTCAATAACTAACTTTATGTTTCCTTCTGGCTCGCCAGCGTCTAACATACGCTGAACAATAGCTTGTAATTCTTCCATATTTGATTATTATTGTAGGTATTTGTTGATTAACGCTTGTGCTTCGGCATTTTGTGTTCTTGTTGGGAAACTTATACCAGCGCCACCATAGTTCACTGTAGTAAATCCGGCTGGCCTATCAGAATCTGTATCTATATCTTTTAAATCATAATCTTTTGGAAGACCAGTAAATATTTTAAACTCTTCTTCAGTCATTTCTTTAGCAGCGTCACCTGGTGTACCAAATTTATCAGTGATAAAATACTTGTTATCTTTTTTAGTTACATATCTATATTTGTCACCATCTTTATCTGAAACTATAGAAAGAAGTGTTGGTTGACCCGTAGTTACTTTTGCTGCAAAATCTGCAAAATCTGGTTTGAAACTTCTTGGTCGCCCCGTACCGTCCGCTGCTTTCTTAGGTAGATTTTCGTCAAAACGCTCTTTACCTTCGTCCATCATTAATCTTTTCCACTCTTCTTTTAAAGCTGTAGGATCTTTTCTGTACTCTTCTTTTAACTCTTCTAAACGTAGTTTTCTATCTCCTTCGTTTTCAAAAGTTTCACCTTTGCTAGCTAAGTAAGCATCAGCAAAATTAAAGTCTGCTATATCATCAAATAACAAAGACATAAAGTCTGGATGATTACTAAGTTTATTAACAGCTGTTTGAAGCTCTTGTTTTAACTTACCATCCCAATTATCACCTATTTTAGCTCTATTAGCAATATGTGTTAAAACACCACTTGACTGCTCAACACCTTGCTCCCATACTTGTAAAGGAGCTTTATAATCACTTAAACGAACTAAATCACCAGTAATAGCGTCTCTTGTATATATACCAGGATCTTTACCTTCAGGATTATATTCAAAGTTTTGAGCAACCTTAGCATCATTTAGTATAACATCGTTAACACCTTCTGCAACAGAATTAGCTTTAGAAAAAGTTTTACCGCTTGAGTTTAAAATAACATCGTAGTAAGCAGCGTCAGATGCCCAAGCGTCTAAATCTGACATAGCCTCGTTCATTAGTTCAGCAGCTTCTTGTTTAGCTTTTTTACCTTTAAATATTCCATAAGAACCTTGGTTGCCTTTAGCAAATTCTTCTTTACCTTTATCTAATACTGCTTGAAGCTTTCTTCTAGCTTCAGGATCTTTTGTCATTTTTAAAATTGCTGAAGCTTTAGCTTCAAAGTTTTCTTCGTTAGCTTTCTTTTTTTCTTTTATTTTTTTGCCAACTTTTACTAACCCTACGCCTATGTTTGCACCAGCTTGAACTATAGCGTTTGCAACTTCGCTTTTATCTACAGTCGCGTACTGAGACTGATACATTCTTCTTGCTGATCCTATTAAATCTACTGCCATGTTGTTTGTTTTAAAATTTTAATCCGAACCTGTTGAGGTACTTGGACCAAAGTCCATGTTTGATATAGCCGCAGAACCAATTTGTCCAACAGCACCAATTATTCCAGCGGTAGCACTTTGTCTATTTTGAGCTTGTTGTGCCCCTTGCGCTTGTATTGCTGCAACTTCTTCCATGCTCATACCAAGCATTGTTTGCATCCTGTTTAATTCAAACTGTTGCTTTGCTCTTTGACCTTCTGCTTCAGCTTGAGCTTGTGCCATTTGTATATTTTGTTCTTGCCTCCCTATGTCAGCAGAAATTTGTCTTTGTGCTTTTGCCGCTTGTCTAGCTAAACCAGTTGCTAAAGCAGCTGCACCAGCTCCGCTAGTACCACCTCTTAAACTTTCTAATATATTCGCTTGGTTTTGAGCAAGTTCTTGCTGTTGTATTTGAGCAGCTTGTAAGTTTACTGTAGCATCTTCGTATGGATTTGTATATTGAAAATCATAATCTTGATACTGCTGCATTAATTCGTCTCTTCTTTCTAAAGCTGGAGCTAGTTGCGCGTCTAGTCTTTCCTGAGCTTTTCTAGCTGCCCTTCTATTAAGCGCGCCACCAGCTAAACTTCCAACAGCTCCGATTATTGCAGCGCCAACTATTGGAGCAATTTTATAAGGTGAGTTTTTTGTTAATGTTCCTTTTGCCATATTATTGAATTATATCATTAATAATTACACTTATAACTGTTTATTTACTACTTTCTGCAACTTCCATACCTACACTATACAACTCAGCAGCGTCCGTAGAATCATTAACAAATTTTACTTGCGCATAATAACCTAAAACTGCAGACATGTTATGTTCATTGTTTTTAGTAAAGAACACGTAATCATTTTGTGTAGGCATTGCAAAGTTATATGTTGTATCACCTATTACATTATTAACAACTATAGCGTACGTTGTTGCTGAGATGTTTACAAAAGATTCTATAAGACCCATGAATATAACATTGTCTAAACTAGAGTTTGTACCACCACTTTCTCCAGAAGCGCCAGATAAGTCACCACTATCTATATAGTATATACTATCACCAACTGATGCTCCAGTTAGTTGTGGATCTGTATTAAAAGGTATAGTTATTAAAGCCATATTTTATTTATTAATTAAATTTAAACATCAAATCTTAGATTAAAACTAACAAATGTTGTTCCATTTTGATGAGTAACATCAAATGAAATTATTCTACTACCAGGGTCTTGTGAAAGATGATTAAAACTTAAGCTAACAGTAGCTGTTCCACCGCTAACTGATATACTATTAGAAGCTAACCAGTCTGGATTTCCTAGAGACCAATTGAAACCTCCATCCGCAGTATCTACGTTCGCAACGTCAACAAGGGTTGGAGCGGTGTTACCATTGTAAGTAAAGTTTAAGTCTATAGCCATAAATTGATCATTGAGCTCTTGTGCTGAACTTTCTGATGCTTGAAGACTATAAAATGCCATACCACTAGTACTAGAAATACCTTGATTTATAATAGCCATGTTTGTATTTCCATCCCAGATTAAAGTAGGTACTGTTGCTTCTTGTATAATAGTAATTAAATCATTTTGATTAGTCGCACTGTTTGGTAATCCTAATTCATTCAAAGTATCACCACTTACTCCACCGTTCCATATAGCTAATTTTGCTTCTCTATTACTACCGGTAAAGTTAGGTTCTAATACAAGTTTTATATGATGCTGTTTACCAACAGTGTTGCCATCAAAAACTATCTCCGATCCCGCAGCTACACTATCAACGGTTAAGAAATTATTAGAATCACTAATAGTGGGTTCAAACAATGTATACACTCCATCTATTACTTGAGCAAGACCTTCTTTGTATATTTTTACAGTAGGTGTTGCTGTACCATTAGCTCTACAACCTACTTGAACATTACTTAAATCATCAGATTCATCAACAGTTTTAGAAACTTGACCTGGACTAAAACCAGCAAACACTTTAGCTTTTTGTTTTATCGTAATTATATCATCAGCGGTGCTAGTTGACGAATCATTATTTAATGGATGAAAACCTTTTATTTTAAAATATCTATCAATAGGAAATTCTTTTTGCCAAGACTCATCTTGACCTAAAACAGCAAAGTTTTCACTTATATTAAAGCGTATTTCATGATTTACGTCTTGGACTAAAGATTCAACACCGGCAGCGTTGGTTTGAGTAAGGCTAGATAAATAAACAGCATTTAGATTTGAAATCCAAGACGAGTCTACTTCTCCCAATTGTTCACTACTACCACCTATCAATTGAACAGTAAAGTCTAACTCTGGGTTATTAAACCATGTTATTGGATAATCATAATCATAAACACTAGCTGTTAAACCTGCACTAGAATTACTTTCCCAATAAGTACCAGTTGTTCCAACAGAATTACCATATAACTCTACTAGCTGAGAAGTATCACTAACCTCTAGTTCTCCAATAGTGTTATTAACAGTACTATTAGTAAAAGTTGCTGTACCGTTAGCTAAATCACCTGAGATAAGTCTAAAGTCAAACGTGTGAACTGTAACGTCATATCCAGCAACTTGAACTACTTTAAAAGTATCACTTACCGCATTGTTTGTGGGATGTATAACTGTAATTGTTGCTGATCTTTCAGAACCAGTGTTATTTTGAGTCACGGTAAAGTTATTTAAGGCTTCATATTGACTTGAAAAAGTAGCATCATAGTCAACTGAAGTTGCAGAAAAATTAATCCAATCTGGAGTAGCTGCTGTTGCATCGTCAACAAGTACTAAAGAGTATCCATCACTGCTATCAAAATCTTCAGGACTAGCATACGTTAATATTGTTTGTATAGAAAACGTATTACTAAAATCATATGCTAACTTATAAGTTGTGCCATTGTTTGTCGTAGTTCCTAAAAAACCTACATCAGTCCAAGGTTGCAAGTTACCAGCAGTGGTAAGAAAACCAACGTCAAAAAATTGTTCAGCCCAACCGTTATCAGTAACTTCTTGATCATAATTAATATTGGTAACTGTAAAAGATCCATATAAATTAACACTATCACCAAGTTCTTGATAAATAGTAATAGAATCATTAGGTACACCACTTGTATTGGTGTCTGAAGTTATACTTAACGTTGCTTCAAGCTGTATGCCAAATATGTTAGCATCAGCAGAAATAGCCACAGCGCTACCATTAAGCCAAGTTACGTCATTTATAGTAAGCCATTGTGGAGAGTTTGCAGGGAATGTTACAGCTGCTGTAAAAGGACCTAGATTATTTGTAACAGGCAAACTTACACCACCACCATTAGGTTCCATGTGGTAATAACCAGTGTAAAACTCACATACACCTATTTGAGAGTCTGTAAATATATCTATGTAGTTGTTGTCATCAATAAAACCGTCGATATTAGGAATATAATCTATAACAACTCTTCTACCAATTGTACCATCATCACCTTCATATGAAATACTATATTGCGACAACTCTGATGCTGGAACATCGAGGTTTATTGATGGATTAGTTCCAATTGGAAAGAAAACATCTCCATTAGCAGTAAACGTAAAATCTACAAGAGAAGTAGATATACTAGGAACAATAACAGCTGAAACATTTAAAATTAAATGGTTTATAGTAGCAGCATCACTCATTGTTGCGTTACCTAGTCCAATATAAGAACCAGGGTTATCAGCAAACTGTAAAAAACCATCTCCACTAAATGGATTAAAGTTGCCTATAATCCCAACGCTTCCACTCCAAAGTACACCTGACTGAACAGCTACAGGATCTAAGCTTAAAGCAAATGTTGTAGTAACTCCAGATGATATTGTTAAAGCAGAAGAATCAAAATTAATAGTTCCTGTAACTGTATTAGAACTACCGTAAGCTGTACCAGTATCTGCAAAAGTAATACTAGTTATGTAGTCGGTTAAAACTAAAGCTAACGCAGAAAACTGTTCTGCTGCTATAGTATTACCACTTGCTGGCGTTATAGTAAATGTACCAGTGCTAGGTAGTGCAGAAATATTGTAAGAAGAAAATCCAGTTGAAGACCAATTTGTACCACCAGTTACTGTTATAATAATGTTACCACCTAAAACAGGTGTTGTACCAGAAACAGAAGGTGTTCCAGAAATAGTACCTATACCTTGAACAGAAAACTCTTCAAAATCTACATTACCACTAGCAGAGCCAGCATCAGCTGCGTTTGTAAAAGTCGTAGCTTCTCCTTTTAAGTAATTAAACCACTTACCTTCTTTTTTAACAAACTCATCAACCTTGCCTGACTGTAAGTCGGTAATAATCTTTTCTACATACCATCCGTTAGTTGCCATATTATAATTCTTTTGATTGAGTTCCTTCGTAATTAACCGTCTTAAATAGTTTTACAGATCCAGACGCTTCATTAAACAATGCTGTTAGTGTAGAAGTGTTTTGTGTACCGTAAAAGTTACACCTATCTTCACTTAAAGAGTTTGGATGATGTAACCACATTTTCCCAGATTTAAAAGTATAATAAGAATTACTTAAAGATTCACCACTTTCAGGTGTAAATGATTTAAAACTTGTCCAACCTTTAGAATCTTCACTAAAGCTCAATGTGTATACATTTTTAGTATTACCAGAAGACACTACTGAGTGTATAGTTATGTTATATTCGTTTTTCTTTCCATCATAACTACCTATTAATGCTTGGCCGTTTATTAAATTATCATTAAACCAATCTGTCATACCAGCGTTTGATATAGCTGTTATTCCATCTCTTGACAATCTACATACTGCACCTCTATCTCTATCTGTAAAATATATTCTATATTCTTCTACAGCAAAAGATTCTGGATTTTTAGATATACCATAATCACCGACAAATGGTATAGCTTGACCAAGTACAGCTGTAGATGATAATAATTGCTGATTACCATCAGCGTTAAATAAAGCATCTTTGTTAGCTAATATTTTTATTACTTTACTTTCACAAAAAGCAATAACATCTCCTTGTCTAGTATATAGTTTTTGTATACTACCGTATTCAGAGTTTAATTTTTTAGTTATATCTTCAGCTAATAAAAACTCATTATATCTTGATACATTAGATTCTTCATTATATATTTGAGAGAATATTATATCGTTTTGTTTGGTAACTTCAGCATAATCAGCATCAGCTAAAGAAGCTTTAAAACCACTTTGTTTACCAACTGATGAGTATGGATATAAAACACCAGCATTAAAATCATCTCTAATTCTATCAGATTCTACACCATTACCAAAAGCATAACAATTAAACCAAGGTAAACGTATATCTAAATCTGCAAGTGAAAGAGGTGAATATGTAACTGGATGAGTAAATGGATATATTTCTAACGTTGAAGTTCCAGCAACATGAGTTGATGTTACATAAGCACTTACATAAGAACTTCTAGTAGTAAAAATACCATCTCCAGTATAAAAATAAACTTTAAGTGGGTTATTGTTGCTAGCGGTAATATAACTTGGAAGAGGTTCGCTTAATGAGATTTTACAATAACCATCTTTAGATTCTGCTCCAAATACGTTTAAAACACTTGGCTTGTAATTTTGCCAATCTTCTTGAGCAGCATTAGAAATATTAGGAAATCCGTTTAACGTAAGATCAGCTATTTCTTGCCCAGGACCTTTTAAATTAAGTTTATTACCTTTTTTGATATACATCTTAGCATCCTTCTCGTTTAAGTATATAGGATAAGCTTGACTTATTTCGTAAAATAAATCTAAATCAATTCTTCTAGGTGTTTCTACTTCAAACACTGCACCATTACCAACCTTTTCTGTTGAGTTTAAACCTTGATCAGCATCTCCTGTTTCTTCCAAATACTGTGCTACCTCTGTGTCTGCCATTATTTTTACGAAGAACTTTCCATCAATTTCTTCTGCTGTTGCAGGTATTGTTAAAGCACCAAGAGAGAAAGCGGTTTCATCAATGTCTTCAGTTTCAGGATCGTCCTGTGTTTTTCTTGGAGTATCCACTATGTCTAAAATCCTCCAACTAGCGTTAGCATCGGTTACAGCATTGTTTGTGCCATGTTCCTTTTTAAGTACTAACGCATCTTCTAGTTTTACTTTATTTCTTTCATTTGAACTAAAAGCTAACCAAACAAACTGAGATAATGATTCGTTATCTTGATCTACTGGATATGCTTTATATAAAGGTATATTATAGTATTCTTTCGCAATTTCTTTTATAAATACCTTATAATACTTAGCCCAATAAGGAGCATTGTTTTTTATGCTTAATCTAACTCTATTAACTCTATCGCATTTATCTTTAGGTAAACCTTGTATTTGAGATTCATCTATTAAAACTGTAGATTCTCTACCATAATCATCTAAGTATACAATACCTGTTTGATAAGTTCTGCTAGACTTTACAGACTCGTAAGCTTGTTGGGCAACAACTTCTATTTCGGTAGATGGAGCAGATGTTATTTGAAGAGATGCATTTCTGGACTGAAAACCAAAGTTAGCATCACTTGGACACGATCCGTTAAAAAGATCATCAGTAATGTCTACACCACCTGACTGCTGAATGTTGTTCACTGGATCGAAAGAGTCTTGTGTGCTTACATATGAATAAGGATAAGGTATACAAAAACAAATTATTTCTCCAGCTGCAAGTTGTACCGTTGTTTCTGGTAAGTTTAAAGTAACTCCACCTACAAAACTAGCTCCACCAGTGTCTGATAACGTTAGAAGTTGTGGATCATTTTCATCAGCTATACTCGTTGTTGTATGAGAAAAAGCTCTACCACCATAATTAAGAGCTTTTGGTCTAGTTAACGTACCTCTAGCTAAAATAACATTTGAGTTAAGCTGATTTTTTACTTGATACCTAGGTCTGTATGTTGGACTAAGAATATCACTACCTCCCGTGACATCGTTTCCAGCCTGCTCAAAATCATTAGCAGTTAAGTTTGGTACTCCATTCGTGTCACACTTTGCGATACATAAAGCGATATTAAACAATTCACTTGTATAACTATAATCGCCTAACGTGCCTGATGACACAGTGCTTTCTGAATACATTATATCGTTATACCCTACTTCAATAGTACCTTTAAAAGTGTAACTACCAGCGTGTGGCGCTGTGTAAAAAGGTCCTTTTGGTTGATTTATATCATTATCTATAAAATGGCCTTGCGTATTATCATAGTTTGAACCTGGATCTCCAGAAGGTCCTTCAATATATGCGTTTATACCACAATTTACTATTGGCACTGATTTATCTGTTATAGATCCTCCATGAACGACATCTATATTATCATCTGTTGAAGCGAATGAGGAGTCAATTTTAGTTATTCTACCATGTTGTACTTGGTTACTAGGAGAAGGAAAAGTCCACTTGTAATCTGAGTTCCACTGTTCACCAAGTAAGAAACCAGGTGGAATTGGATAAGTTGTGTAAGGATATGTAAATTCAATGTTTGGAGCCCAACCAACATCTATTATATTAGCTGAAAAAATTGTAGTTTTAAAATCATCAGGATAAACTGTTGTATCAAAAAATTGTTTAATAGAAGGTGTTATCTCTTGTAAATTACCGTCTAATAAATTATACCCTTCTGTATAGTTGCCAAATAGTAATCTAGAAGAAGAAAACTCTTGAGATACAGCTTTTTTAGGTACTCCATCAAAAATCCTTGTTAATTGAGATGATGGTAGTGTTGATCCAAATATTTCAGAATCTATAACTATAAAGCCATCATATGTTGTTCCGTTAGCTTGGTAAAACGAAGATCCTCTTTTTATATTTTTAACAATGTAAACATTATCTGAATTACTTTCTTTAAATAATATTTCAACCTCTTTTACATCTCTTGGTATGTTTGTTGGAACAAAGTCAGATATTTCTACGCTTTTTAACTTGTTAACCATACCGTTGTTAAAACCAGAGACACTATTATAAGCATATATACCAGGTTGAAATACAGCTCTTGAATATGGTGATATACAAGAGTGTTCATTGTTAGCGTATTTGTATCTATACGCAAAGTATAAAAATCTTTCTGGATATATTGCGTCTTTTTCTCTCAAAGACGCTATCCAAGTTTCATCACCAAATGGAACTATCTGGTTAAAACTTCCAGTTCCAACTCCATCATCATCAAGCACTTCTTCGTCAACAAAATACGTTGAGGGCACGTCAAGTAGTTCTATTTTAAATACGCTAAAATCATCACTATTAGCACTTAATATTGTATTAAATGTTTCTATAATTTGGCAAGTTACTACAGCACCACTTTCAGCACCTGTAAGCTCTAACACATCACCTTCACGCCAATTAACCCTATGTACGCTAGATTCTATAAAAAAAGAAGTACCTGGCGACATTAATTGATTTAAAACACCTTCACTTTCATCAACAAAAGAAAAAGGAAGTCCCATCTCATCACCTACCGCTGCACTTGATCCTTCAAGATCATTTATTTTTAAAACAGGGGAGATTACACTATCAACATAAGTTATATACGATGGTATTTCAGCACCAAACATTGCTCCAAAACCTTGAGATATTGGTACTGGTTTACGTTTTGTAAAAATTGGATTTATTACTGGTGGCTCAAGAGGATTAGGTCTTATAACCGTTATATGTTTTTCTTCTAATAGACCAGCAACTTCAGTTCCGTCTTTTAACGTATATCTAATAAACGAGTGTCTATGTATAGAAGTTGTAGAAGGCAATTGAGATTGCTTATCTTTAAAGTGTTCAATTACTATTCTCTTTGGTTCTGTTCTACCGTCTGTAAAAAATAAAATATCATCTTCAAAGTTTATACCAGTAATAGTTGTATGAGAAGGTGTATTACTAGAAGGAGTTCCAGTTACGTTAGATTCTGATTCAGTGCTACCAAGTTTAAAATTTAATATTCTATCACTTGTAAATTTAAAAACAAAACCTGAGTCTTTTAATTCTTGATTGTAAAAAATATCCCCTGTTGGGATAGTGGTTGTAACTACCACATCAGCATTTGAATCAAGTGTAGAACTAACACCGTTTACTCTAATGTCTTGGCCTGCGTATATATCAAAACCATCTGGTCCAACTAATTGAACACGCATTCCTTTTCTAATGCCTTTTGGTACGTATAAATTAACACTATCATTATTAAACGCTGTTGCAGCTATTGTATCTTTATCTACGTTTGTAATAATGCCATCTTGACTATCTTGTATGTCCGCTTCACTACGAACTTCAAAAACATCAACAACTAGTGGATATGTATCTCCAGTTTCTGATACTTGAGAAGGTTTCCACTCTGATATAACATCTGATATTACACCGGTATATCTAACACCTGTAGCGTAGCTACCATCTACAGCTAAGTCACTAGCTTTATGTATAAAGTTGAAAATAGTTTTAGAAGCTTCATCTGCATGAGATCCTACTGTAATAGCATTATTGCTAATACTAGTACCCATGAAAGTAACTCCGGCTTGACCTGCATGAGCTTGGGTTACTTGAGCGTTACCCTTTATATTTTGAACAGTTCCAACCTCTTCGTTTTCAGACGTAGATACTTCAATGTTTAAAGCGTCTCGATACTCACCATTAGGTACCAGACGCTCATCGAAGTCCTTGTTCATTCGACCTCGTATAAAATTGTGCTTTAATTCTGGCATATTTAGTGCTTAATATGTTTAGACTTACCTCTTAAAATTTGAGTAATTTCTTCTAATTTAATATTTGATAACCTTAATTTAGCTTGTCGTTTAGCAGCAAAAGCCTCTCTACGTAATCGTAAAACTATACTCTGAGGCATATTAGCTCTAGTAGAAACAATCGCATAAGCAATATGTTTGTACATAGCTTCTTCAGCGAACTTATGAACTTGCATTTCTGCATCTGTTCCAAGGCTATCACTTATGTATTTAAGTATTACAGTTTTTCCAGAAATATTAGAACTAAAGTGAATGAATCCTCTTAGTTCATCAATATAAAAAGATCCGTTAACTTGAGCGTGTTGTGGATCTAATCCATATCTCTCTCCAACTAATAAATCATAATCATCATCATCATAACTGTCTTGATTTTCAGAAGGAGTAGCGCTTTCGTAGTTTGTTGATGTATCAGACTCTGTTGTTAACACTAACTCATTGTTAGTAAATGTATAATAAGGAGAAGCACCATCCGTTGTTTGTGCTAAATTAGATGGATTGCTAGTTTTAGATGTAGGATAAATAATGTGCTCAATACCAGAACTATCTGACCACGTTAATTTAACATAGTTAACATAATCTTGTGGTAAAGGCATAGCTAACGTGCTAGGAACTTCTATCTCATAAGCTTTAGTAGACTTAAATGTGTCAAAGCTTAATTCTTGCAAAGCTCTTTGCGCATGAAACGCTACGTCTGCTCTTTTTATTTTAGATATAATCTTATCTTCTCCTACGTAGGCTAGTACAAATTGATTTATAACGTGTTCTAAAGAAGTAAATTGATAACCTCCTAAATTGCTACCAGCGTAATACGCCGCCCCTGTTACGTTGTCTAATAATCCCATTTAGTTATATTTTTTCTTGTTGAATGTCATTCGCTTCTTCTCGTTGAATTGCTTGAGCTAAGGTAAAATCTTTCATCATGATTCCAGCTAATACCAATATTCTATTAACCAAGTTAACCTCTTCTGATTCGTGTAACTCAAAGTTTGTAGATGTTCCTGAGTTGTATATAGATACACCACTAGTTATAATATATCCCCAAGCCGCAAGTGCAGGTTTAGCTATATAGTGACAGTTTATTGTTGAGGTGGAATATGCTGGAGAACCAGAACTCGGATATAGTTGTATTTTAGAATCTTCTCTATTTACGTAAACCGGTCTAGAAGCGCTAGGAGCATAAAGCGCTGATTGAACCATAAGTTCAACCTCTTTGTTAGTTACTTTTTCTACTCTAATACTATTAGTTCCATTGTTATAAAAAACAGTACCCAATCTATATACATCTGTAGGTAGGGTAGCTGTCGCTCCTGATACCGCACTCATATCAGTATGGTCTTTTTCAAAGAATGAAATTTTTTCTTCTAATATATTTAGCATATCAGAATACTCAGTATCATTACCGTGTGATCTGCCAAATTGATTTATATCGTAGAAGTATTGCTCAAATATATCCATCTGAGCTTGATTGGCAAGTATATTAAACTCTTGCGGAGTAATATAACCTCTTTGTTCTTTATTAGCTATTGTTAATACTCTTTGGTAAACTGTGTTTATATTTACTGCCATTTATTTTATTTTTTATAGTTAAGCAACCACCCCAAAGAGTGGCTGCTCTACTATAGGTGATTAATTATTTAATCTTTTTTCAATATTGGAGTATATCTCCATCCCTTCATCAGTCTTAAACCAAGCGGCTAAAGCAGTATAAGGGTGCTCGTCAAACGGAACATTCATTAACTTTCTGTTGTTAGAACCCCAAGAAAAAGTTCTTTGATCAGAAGATAATTTAATGATACCAAGTTCGGTAGCTTTAATACCAAAGTTTCTAAGTTGAACATTGTCATCAGAAGCTAACTCTAAAAACAAAGCAGGATTATTTCTAGCAAACACTAGTAAATCTCTTTTAAGTTCTTTAGAGCTCATCTTAGATACCTCAGAACCTTTTTCTACACGTATAATAGCTTCAGCCATATCAATATCCATTTCTCTAGCAGCTAAAATAGCGTCAGCTTCCATTTCCAACGTTTCTATTTGTGTTTCAGCTACAGCTTCAGGTTTGTGTTCATAAAAAATATTTCCACTGTGAGGGTGATACAAAGATAAAAGTTTTTGTAAAACTGTTTTTTGTTTTTCTACAAACAACACTCCGTTTCTAAAAACAACATGCTCTAATCTTTGGTCTCCTTGCATTTCATCAACAAAAGGAGTTCTTTGATTTTGACAATACTTAAGTTCTCTTTCGTAACCTTTTTCTTCGTCAAAATAATATATGCCATTTGTTCTTAGCATATACGATAACGGTTTCTTATTTCCTTTCAAATAATAAACTCTATCTTTTATTTCCCAACTAGGTTTTTTAGGTTCAACTTTTTTAGATTCAACTTTTTTAGGTTCAACTTTTTTAGGTTTTGCTGTTTCAACAACTGGTGTTTCAACAACAGGTACATCTACCTCTTTTTTTGTTTCTTGTTTTTTAGCCATAATATAATATATAATAAAATTAATAAAATAAAAGGCCGAGGCCGAAGCCCCGGTCTTTTAAAAATAGTTTACTTCATCAACATAAAGTTGTTAGCACCTTGAGTGATCAAACATCTTTCAGTTAAGAAATGTAATTGCATCGCATCTAAAGCAGATGTAGAAGCACCAACAGAACCAGTAACCCAAGTTTTCATTCTTCGGTCATCAGTTTGTGAAGCGCGGTAACGAACGTGTAAGAACGGACGTTTTATGCTACTACCTACAGTTTGATCATAAACTGAAGAAGTACCAGCAGGAATCATAACTCCTCTGATAGCATTAGCGCTAGCAGCGTCATTAATACCACCTCTTGTTGCTTTGTCATTTAAGTATCTGAAGTCAGACTTGTAGAAGTCATAAGATCCACGACGGAATCCAGTAAAACCTAAATTTAAAGCCATATCTTCAGAGTTGTCAAATACACCGTAAGATGTACCACCAGCTCCGTAAGAATTCATAGAAGCTAACATGTCATCAATAGCCAAGCTTGTAGCACGGTTAACGAACATCATGTATTCTTCAATAGCACCTTGCTTGTCAAATTCAGCAAGTATTGCATCAAACTCAGCTAAGTCAGTAGCAGCATTAACACCAGTTACACCAGAAGTAACATTACCTCTTGAAGTAATAGCAGCAAATAAACCTTGAGTACCAGTTGAATCACCAGCAGTTCCCAAGAAATTATCAACAGCGTCAGTACCATGAACACCAAGCTCACCTTCTAACATTGCCATTTCAATATAATCAGTGAAACGAGCACGAGTATCAGCTTCAGCTTTCAAGTACCATAAGTAACCTGATTGTCCAGCTTCAGTAGATACTTCAACCCAACCAATTCTAGATGCATCAGAACCTGATACTTCGTAGTAATCTTTCATTATAATTGGCTTGTTAGTATAAGATTTAAAGCTTGGCTCGTTAGCGCCTCTAGTGTCAGCTTCAGCTGCAGCAGCACTAAGGTATTTTTTACCTTTTGCATATTCTGAACCATAAACCATAATAACACAATCAGTTTTTGCATCAGTAATTGCAGAACAATCAGCTACACCATAAGGCGCTAGTTCTACAACGTTACCATCAACCTCAGTAACTAAAGCTTTAATAACAGATTCTGGGTTAGCAACGATAACAGTATCGTTAACTCTAATACCATGTGAACCTGAAGTATAATCAGCGTTAGTGTCAATATGATCAGTAATAGTAACTTTACCACCATTAAGTGATCCGTTAATATTACCATTGTTGTCAGTCATTGTACATGTATATGAAAGATGTAATCTTCCTTGTTCAGACCATACTACTTGATCAGCAGTCATAGCCTCTTCAGCACCTACTTGAGATAAGAAACCTGAAATAGTTCTCGGTCCGAAAACTTCAGCTTCTTTTTCCATTAGGTCTGGTACGTATTGTTGACCCCAACCTGCGTTTGAAGCAGATGAAAGGTCTAAATAGTTTGTAGATAGTGTTTGCTGTATTGAAGCAGGTGTACTATTCAACAAACCTCCTGCAGTAATTGCCATAATTTTGTAATTTTAAATGTTAAATTAATTATTTGTTTTTTCTAATTTTAAACTTGTAATCAGAAGAATCATTACCTACAACTCTAACTTTAACGCCGCTTGCCTCAAACGTTTTATGGTTTTGACGTGGTGACATATCTACGTTTTTAGATTTAGCAACACTTTGTTTTAAAGCATCAGCTTTACCTTGTTCGTAGAAGTGTTGAGCTATAATATCAGCATTCATAGCTGCGTGAAGTGCTTTATGATAACCTTTAGCATCTGACATTGTACCATCTTCATTCAAAAACTTTTTGACAAAGTTGTTAATGTCGCTTTGAGTATTTTTCACTTCTACAGCATTTTTAACATTAAATCTATACTTTTTTTCTCCGACTTTATATTCAAAACCTTTGAATTTGTCGTTAAAGACATTAGCTGTCTTTTTATCAAAAACAGATTTAGCTGTTTTTTGCTGAGCTTGAGTTTCCTCCGACTCCTTGTTGTAACGATTGAAAAAATCTACAGCTTTTTGTTGCTCAGTCGTGAGCTTCGATCCAGCTTTGATTTCTTCGTAATATTTAGACTTTTGCCCGTCTAAGTAGGCTTTAGCCTCGGCAACTTGCTCTTTTAAGGCTATTTTCTTTTTTCTAATATCTTTCTCATCATCTTCTTCTTCATTATATGAGAAGTTTTCTTCCATTAAGAAAGCTCTTTCTTCTGCATCTAGATGAGGTTTTGTTATTTTGTAATATTCTTGCAACGCTGTAAGATTATCCATTTTATTATAATCTTGGTTTAATCTTACGTAATCATTAATATCACCACCTGTTTCCTCCATAAAGTCTATTAACTTTTGGATATTTTCGGGTAGTGGTTCACCAGTCTCTTCAGCTTCTGCTATTGCTTTTTCTACAGTTTCAACTGCTTCTTCAACTTCTACTTTTTCTTCTTCGGTTATTTCTTCTACTACTGGTACCTCTTCTTGTACTTCTCCTTCCGATTGTATTTCTTCTTGTTTTTCTGCGGTGTCGGTACTTTCATCGACTCTAACCACTCCCGTGTCGTTAGCTGTATCGTCTGTAGTTTCTTTTGGTTCTTCTGGTTTTTCATCTTCTTCCGTTGCCGGTGGTTTACTTAGATCTACCTTGTATACGCTATCGTCTCCAGCAGATTCAAATTTACTTTCATCAACACTCTGTGTTGTTTCTTCTTGTTGAACTTCTTCAACGTTTTCCATTTCTTGTTCCATAATATAAAATATAAAAAATTAAGTGTTTGTTTACTTAGGTTCAAATGCACCTAAATTAAATCCGCCACCAAGTATATCATTACCTGCTGACTCGAACTTTTTAGGTGAACCACCTGTTTTTCTTTGTTCTATAAGCTCACTTTGTTGTGAAGCTTGTATTTTAGTTCTTTCATCTTTACGATCTTCTTTAGATTTATCTCTATCAGACAAACCTTTTGACTCCATATTTTTAATCTGCATGTTATAGTTAAACTCTAACTCCATTAGTTGTTTTTTCAACTCTGCTTCTTGATTTAACTTACCAGCATCCAACTGCGCTTTAAATTGTTCTAACTGCATTTTACTTTGAACTAAAGCTTGTTCTTTTTGCGCTTCAATCTGTGCAGCAGCTTGTGCAGCTTGAGTATTAGACTGAGTTTGCATTTGAATATTTTGCTGTTGAATAGCTCTATCGTTTTCTGCTTTTTGTTTTCTTCTAAGTTTTAAAAGTTGATTAGCTAGCTTTACGCTTCTTATCTCTCTAATATCAATAGCATCTTCTAAATTTATATTTTCTTTAGATAACGCCATTTGAATATTATTTTCAAGCATAGCTTTTTCTTCTTCGTCAGGTGTTAATTCTAAGAATATACCAAAGTCGTAAAGATATAATTCTGACATTTCATCTAAAGTAGCAGCGTTGTGAACACCGATAGCTTGAATAAAAGCATCTTTTGTTGGAGAATACTCTAGTATATCGGATATTCTAAGTGATAAACATTCTGCAACTTCAGTTGTTAAATATAATCCAGATTGTAAAATGTGTCTTGTAGCAGTATTTGAATTAGCCGCAGCTATTTTCTGAATTCCAACTAAAGCGTTTTTATCAGGAGTGCTACCGTCTCTAGCTTCATTTAACCCGGTCACATCTCTAATCATTTGCAAGTAATAATTGTATGTGCTAATTAAGCTTTGCATTTTATTACCGCCACTACCACTGGTAATTTCTTGAATAGGTACTCGACCAGGATTACCTTCACCAAGTTCGTTCATTGATCTACCGATAACTGAACCAGTTTGGAAGAACATATTTAAAGCTTCTTGCGGGTTATAGTTTGTTCCGTTACCAAGATCAACTTCTGCTAAACCATCAGCATCAAGATAAACTCCATCTGGAACCATTCTTGACATTACTTGTTGTAGTTTTAAATGAGTTAGTTGAATCATATCAGCAAAGCCAGTTATGCGTCCAACTAAAGATTCAATTTTACCATTATAAATTCTAGGAGCTACAATTTGATAATTCATTTTAACTTTAGTAAAATCACTTTTTGGTCTCATCATATTTGATACCATTTCCCATTTAAGCAATTTATCAGTACCAAGAATTAAAGCTCCATCATAAAGACACTCTACTTGTCTTTGTAGTTTTGTAAAATCACCTTCTAAGTTTTCAGGTGGATTAAATGTATCATTTTTTTCAATAGCCTTACTAGCACCAGTTCCAGTTTCTTTTACTTTATAAACCTCGTTCATATAGGTTTTATAATTAAAATAAAGAACCGCTACTTTATTAACATCAGTTTCATTACGATTTCTTTTATAATCACTTCTATAAGGACTATTATATTTTATAATATCTTCTAACTCTTCTTCTCCTAAGTGTGGAAATTGTTTGACAAGTTCGTTAATTGGTATTTCTTTAACTTCTCCTACGTAGTATATATCGTCAAAATATGGAGAGTCTGTATGTGAATAAACAAGCTGAGCTGGATCAACATACTCTACAACCGCACCTTGAGAAGTATTAAATGATGTTTTAGTAGCACCAATACCTAATACTGTTAGGTCGTAGAAAAATCTTTTTTTAATTTGTTCGTATCTACTACCTTCTAATAAAACGTTTATAGCTTGCTCTTCTGCTAGCTCTACAGCCTGTTTATAGTTCAACTGCATATGTAGTTGTAACTCTTCTTCTGTTTCTGGAAGTGTAGCCGGATCATTTTCATACATGTTGATACCAAAAGTAGCAGCAACTTTATCATTGTATTCTCTAGTTCTCATGTCTAATAATATAGACTCCATGTATTCAGTGCGTTTTGCTACGCCATATGGATCTTGAGAATAAGCTTTAATATCGTAAGTTCTTTCAGCTATACCGTTTACTACTATGTCTACAAATTTAGGAATAATTGGAACAGGTTTCCAATCTAAATTAAGATACGATAAATCACCATTAATAGATAACTCATCTTTATATTTTTGAATTGATTGTTCTCCACGAGCGTAGAGTCTTAATCTGTGGAAGTCGTTTTTAATACTTCTATACCTACTGTTAGCAAAGTTTCTTTCGTTATTAAACCATTCTTGCTCTATACCTTTAGCAACTTTTAAACCGTATTCGTAACTTATTTTCTCTAAGTCACTAACTACTTGACTTGGGAAATAATTTTTTACAACTGACTCAGCCATATTTATTGTTTAATTATTTGTGAAGTAGTACCAGTGTTTTTGTATCTAGCAATACTTATATTTAATTTTGGTTTTTCAACTTTATTATTTGGTACATACAAGTGTCTATTGCAAGCCATTATAGCTAAACCAGAACTTATAGAGGCATCAAACTTTGTTCTCTTATTTATGTCAAATTTACTCCAATCATTTAACAACTCGTTAAAGTAAAGTGTTCCATATGTACCATCTTGCAATAATCCAACATGGTCATTAATGTACATTTCAATAGCAGCTGCGTGAGCTTGCTTAATGTCTTCACTTGAGTTTGGTATACCTCCAACTTCTTTTTCTGCTGTAGATAATTTATTCCAAACTTTATCTGGTCTATTCATACTAAAACCTCTATACCCTCTTCTTCTTAAGTAGTATAGTAATCTTGGTTTATTGTTCTCTGCAAGTATTGGCATGCCATAAAATACTAGAGCCATTAATACATCTTCAAAAAATATTTCTGCGGTTTGTGGTCTAGCTAGGTATTCTAAAAAAAATGTGTTAGCAGGAGCATTTTCCATACTAAACTTCGTTAATCCATGTAACGCTCCTTTAGAGCCTTTACCATCCACAGTACCGCTAATATCGTAACTATCACAACCGAACGCACCAACGTGTTCGTTTCCTGGGTACTTAATTCCATTTTTTAATATCACTCTATTTTGTAGGCTAGCAGGCGGTGCCCAACTTATTTTAAATCTTCCGTTAGGATCTGGATTAAAAATAACTTGTGTATCTTTTACTCCATTTGCCCATTGGAAGTTTCCTACATTTAATACTGAAGAGTTTTTATTCCCTTCGTTATAGTCTATTTGCTCGTATATTTTAACAAGATTAAATAAGCTATTTTTTGTTTCATCTCTAAACGCGTGCTCTTCAGTTCTTGGAAACTGTCGGTAAAACTCGTTCAAAGCATCTTGATCATCTTTTAATCCATCAACTTCATTCTGCCAGTTTTCTATAACACCAACTTCTATTAGTTCACTATCTGGTCCGAACACATCATCACTTGGACTATCAAAGACTGGATTTCCGTATCTATCAATAAATCCTTCATAGTTCCACTCCATTGGGATAAACAAAGAATATAAACCAGACTTTGTCTGTCCATTTCTATTTCGCTTTGTAACATTTGAATCATTGTAAAGCTTTTTAAAATTATCTCCTCCTTTGTCTAAAGCGTTTGATGTTGATCCCATCATACACTTGCCAATAATTCTACTACCTAATCTTAAGCACGTTTTTGTAACACGCCAGTTATTTAATATATTATCAGGTCTCTCCCACTTGCCAGATTCATCGTGTACTAATAGTGCTAATTTTTCACCATCATAACTGTTGTCACCAGTGTTCTTCCAATCTATTGTTGTATCCAATCCTTTAAGCTCTTCCAGCTTTTCTTTGGATGCTATTTTCTTACGAGTAAATTTACTCGCTGGAACTCTATACGCTAGTTCAGTTTTAGGTCGATCCATACCATCTTGGATCGGTTTAAAAAAGAAAGGATAGTTTATAGATATAGGCACAACTTTGTCTGTAAACATCTTTTTAGCATCGCTACCTGTTTTAGATAGCATTCCATATCTACTATCACTCGAAATAGTAGCTAAGTTAACCGCTTCTGCAGAACTCATAAAAGAAAACCCTGAACGCCTATTTTTAAGATAACACATTCCGTAGCATCTTTTGTCAGCTTTACACGCTTCCCAAAATATAAAGAACAATCTGTTAGCCTCTCTAAAATCTGGAGCGCCAACATCAATTTTACTCCATTGTAAATACATATAATGTGTTCCAACTATATAAGTATCTACTCCATTGTTTTTAAACCAAAATCCTTCTTCTCTCCGTTTGAACTCTTCATCAATATAATCATACCATCTTTCCTTCTGCTCTTCTGGATAATCTCTCCAGTCAAATATATTTTTTAATTTAGATAATTCTTTAGGATATTTTATTTTTTCCCACTTGTTTAACTCTGTCTTATACACTTGCCCTGGCACTCTTGGCAACGCAATTCGCAAATTTTGGATTTCATATATTTCACCAATTTGTCCAGTTTTTGATATAACGATAATATCATGTTCTTTATTGTATCCATATTCCCATTTACGTTTTTTGTTAAGTCGACTTATTGTAGTCTTCTTAACTGGTTCAATTATTTTATATAAACTTTGCTCGTAACTCATTTCGATCTGCCTTCCGCGAAACCTTTAAATACTCTGTCTTCTTTCTTTTCAGATGTCTTTCTTTCCAAAAGACTTTCTTCTTCTTGTATACGGTTGAGTATTTCAAATGCATCAAATATAGCTAGTTTTTTAGTAGCTGCAGCATTCTTTAGTCTATCTGCTGATATATCATCATCAGAATCTACAATAGCTTCTTTAGCTACCTTAATCAGTTCTTCAACCGCTTTGTGCCCAGCTTGGATTATACTCTTCTTCGTCTCCTTGATATTCATATTTAATTGTAATAAATTTAGATAGTGCTCTATACATCCTCACTCCATCCACAATAAACTCATAAGTTGATACAGGGTCAAAACCTACTAGATCACCAACTTCAGCTATTCCATCAGAATACTTTACAATTCCAAGTAAAGGTCTTTCTGATTCAACATTAAATTGATCAACTGCTTTTAACGGTTGAACAAAGCAGTATCCAGATATAGTTTTCCAATTATCATTTCTTTTATATAAAAATATTTGATCTTGTTGGATTATATACTTATTATCTTTAAAGTAACTTTTACTGTTTCTTTCAACGCCTTTAACATCGTGCCATCTTCTAAAAACGTTATGATGAACTAAAATAGTATCACCTTCTTTAATATAAGTATTGTTTATTCTAGGGGTACTAAGTACTTTAGCTTCTCTATTAACGTACTGATGATTAAAAATCTCTGTATTAACTATTAACTTTACGTCTTTAATATCAACTGTATTATTGTATCTTTCGCCTTTAGGCTCAATTACAAAACCATATATACTTTTCATTAGTATTCTAGGTTGTATTCTACAGAAACTGCCATATTTTTATTAAAGTCTTTCCAAGGTAAAACATTTTTATCTTTTCTAATATAAACAGAAAATTTAGTTTCCTCTTCTATAATATCACAAATAGTATGACCACCATACACTTCTTGCCCCACAGCATAGTGCATAGCGTCATTTTTATAATCTTTACCGATACTAATCTTTCTTATCAGCTTTGCCATCTTCTTCGTATTTTATAGAGCCATCTTGAATATTTACGTTTGTAGTACCGTAATCTTTTTGAAACTCCTCTTGAAGTCCTTGTAGTAAGCTCTGTAGTTCATTAGCGGTGTGCAGAATATTGTGTTTCTGCATTTCAATAGATCCTAATTCTATTTTAGTTCTATTAATTCCGCTAACAGCTTTCTGCATACGCTCTAGCTGCTGATCTGTAATTTTTTCCGCACGGGGTTTTAAGTCCACCGTTTTAGGGGTCTTTCTTTTTGCCATAATTTAATTTAATTTAATTTAATTTGTTATATAGTTAGCTTTATTGCTCAAAGCCAAGTGTTACTGTAATAGGTGTTGCGTTTATTAGCTCATCATTATTTGCTACAGGAACCGCGTTATTTGCAGTTAATGTAATTGAAGTTTCTGCTACTGATGAAACAGTACCAAGTGCAGTATCTTGATCATGAATATAAACAATATCACCAGGTTGAAAAGCTTTTCTAGCATCTACTGTATCTACCGCTATAAGCGGTATAGTATCACCACCAGGAGCGCCAGAAGCGTAGTTTGCTAATACTCCTGTAGAGAAATCAAAAGCTCCACCAGCAAAAGCTGCTACATATAATTTGTCATATCCAACGTTTGCTCCTGAACCAGGTTGTCCTTCTATTACTATAGGAAACTGAACACCGTTAGCACCAGCAGCGTTAGCTATAAACATAGTTCCAAAAGCACCTCCTATTACATACCCTGCTCCAGTTGCACTTGCTTCAAACTTAACAGCTCCAACATAAAGTGATGGTAACTCAAAGCATCCAGTCATAACGGAGTTTTCTTCACCTAGAGTTGTAGGCGCTGTACCGTCTGCTTGCCCTTTAGCAAAAACTAACCACCAATCTTTATTTGCTTGCGCTCCACCATCTTCACCGACCATATATGCGGTAGCGTTTACCAATTTTTTAGATCCTCTTGGAACATCTACTGCGTGCCAATCAAATAGTATATCACCAGATGCAAACGGCGCATCTGTTTTGCTACTTCCGATTAATTTAGATATGTCTCCATGTACTAAGTCGGGTTTAAATACTCTTTGAAAATATTTGCTTGCCATAATTTTATTTTTTTACTTTTTCAAGGCTACGTCCTCCGAAGTAAGCCCCAATTACTGTTATTAATACTAGTTGAAGAAGGTCTACGTACGAGTCCTTCACGTTAAAGTTAATTGCACCAGCATCAATAAATATTAATAGCATCGTGCATACTATTAAGAATACTAACGTCATTGGACGTACGTTCTTACTAAGCCATGAATCTGACTTTAAATCTGCTTCCCAACGAGCTGTGATATTCTTTTCCATCTCAACTTCGTAGTTAGCAATTAATTCTTTTATTTTTCTTTCAGCTTCGAGCTTCTCTTCTTTAGATGTAGTTAAGTTATCTAAGACTCCACCAACGTTCTTTACAAGATCAGCAGCGCCACCCGAAAACATTTTAGTTAATATACTCATTTAGTTTTTACTTTTTCAAACGAACTAATACCAAAGCAACCTAACGTAACCCATACAAATGAATTATAAACAACTTCATTTATAATTAAATCTTTATCAGCTAAAACGCTAGTACCAAGATCAGCTACGGCAAACAATACCATAACTACAAACGAAGCAAATCCTACTACGTTCTTTTCGTTAATTTCGTTTTTATCTTTAAATAAACTCCACATATTATATTTTGTTTGCTTCCCAAGGAAGTTCTTTGCTACCTTCTTGATGTTTCTTACCGGTATGTGGATCTATAATAAATCCATTAATTCTTTTCCAGCTTTCACCTTTATAGTAGACGTTGTTATCATCATAAGTTTCAACACCTAGCTTCATAGCTGTTATATGCTGCATCTCATGCCTCATAGCTTGATGTAGCATAGGATCTTCTGGATGCATTTTTTTGCTTATGTAAATAGATCCATCCATATTGGCTTCGGCTAATATACCTTCACCTAAATCTTTTTTAAACACAGGTGTTCCAGGAATAACTTCGTTTTTAGTTCTAAACTTGAACTTACTTTCAACGTTACCACTTTTTGCTTTTAATCCTTTTGATGAACCTAGTTTAAATGCCATATTATCTTTCTGGATCTTTAATCATATCATCAATAGCTTTATTGTAAACTTTATCAGTATATGATTTGTTATTGTAGAATATGCTTCGGTCTGATGTCGGTAGGTCTTCCTCCCCGAGAAGAATACGATATATTCTACTTATTAACTGGCTGCACTTAAATGAAGTCTTATAAACGCTATACTTTATCGTAGTACGATTTCTATGTCGCCAAACTTCTATCCAGCCTTCTTTTCTAAGACGTTCCCACCTTTCTTTATCCCAAGAATAAGTGTATGTACCGTCTATAAATTCTTGTCTTGTAAAACGCTTCTTACAGTCTAAATAAACTAATAATTCTAAGTCAGCGTCTTTTAACCCGTAAGTCTTACAGGCCCACTTTCGTGTGAGCCTGTAGTACTTAAGGATCTGTAATTCACGAATATCGTGACTAGTTAATCTCATTTAAGATTAGTCAGCAGTTTCAGAGTGCTCAATCACGTGTATACCAGATACACCAGTGATACCAACTCCAGTAACAGCATCAAAAACATCAATCATACCAGAGATATGAGGTTGTCCATAGATTTTGTTAACTAAATCTGTTAAAGCTGCTTTTTGAGTGTTAACAGTAGTAAGATCTAAAACAACAATGTCATTGTAATCTGCAGAAGCATCATCAGCATCTCCAGCACCTCCTGCTTGTTTTGCTTTTGGTTTGAAGAACAGAGACAATCTATCATCGTCATCAGATACAGCCCCACCTAAAGCAGAATCACCAGCACAAGCGCCCATGAAAGAAGAAGCAGGATATATTGTTGATCCTGAAACCTCATCGTGATCGTCTGTTAACGTAGCACTTTGTCTAAAGTATAAATACCTTTCCATTTTTAAATAGTTTTTAATAATTAATAAATAATTTGTTTAAGATTTTATGTTTAAGGATTTTGGGTTAAGGTTTATGTTTAATCTACATAAGTAGTTATTACATACTTTACTTGATAATAAACCTATTCTACTAAAACTACATCGCGGCCTCTTATTACTTGGTACATTGTATCTTTCCACGTAATTCCATGTCCAGCGTGTTTATCATAGTGTACTACATCTCCATCTTTTAATCCTTGTACTAAATTACCTGTAGAAATGATAGTAGCCTTTATATACCTATTATCTTCGTCTAGGTTTTCTGTTAAGATTAAACCACCAATTTTCTTTGGTCCTATCTTTTCTTTTTCTACTACTATATAATCGTTAACTGCCTTCATTTATTCTAATGTTTGAAATTACACAATCTGCAGAGATAATAGTTGAAACAACACTAACTGCATTTTTCAGGGCTGATTTAGTAACAAGTACAGGATCTACGATGCCTGATTGTATCATATCTACAAACTCTCCAGTGATAACATTCATTCCTTCACCTTCTTTCATATCTAAATTACACATTAATCCTGCATTGTCTAATATAGTGTTGTATGGAGCTTTTATAGCTTCAAGAAGTAATTCTTCACCGACGGAGTCGGAGGAAATTTTTTGAGAAGCATTAAGTAATACTACACCACCGCCAGGAACAATACCTTCTTTTAATGCAGCTTTGGTAGCGTAAATAGCATCTTCTACTCTATCTCTTTTCTCTTTCAACTCTACCTTAGAGTCAGCACCTACGTTGATTATACCCACAGAGCCTGATAACATAGCTAATCTCTGCTCAAGTTTCTTTTTCATGAAACCGTTTTTTTCATCAGCAATTTTTTTAGCAACTTCATCAATCCTTTCTCCTATCTTCTCATTTATTTCGTCAAGAGTTATCACTGTACTCTTGTCATCTGTAGTAGCAAACTCAGCTTCTCCTAAATAGTCAACACTAATAAGATCTAAATCATCACCTAGCTCTTCATTTATAACGGTAGCGCCAGTTAATATAGCTAAGTCCTCAGTAGCATCTTTCTTAGTAGGACCGAAACCTGGTAAATCAATAATATTAACTTTAATATTACCTTTAACTTTGTTCATCAGTAAAGCAGATTTAACTTGTTGCGCGACAGGTGCTACAATAAGTAAAGCTCTACCTTGTTTAATAACATATTCTAATATTGATTGTATTTTACGGATGTTAGGGATTTCAGAAGATACTATAAGAATTAAAGGATTTTCTAGCTCACATTTATGTTTCTCTGTGTTTGTAACGAAATGTGGAGAAGTTAATCCACAATCTACTTGAACACCATCTACTAGTTCAACATAAGTTTCTTCAGTTTCTGATGTTTCCATCAATACTACACCATCTTTACCTACTTTAGTATAGGCTTCTGCAATAATTTGTCCCAAAGTTTCATCATTATTACATGAAATCGATGAGACACTTTGAAGCATATCTCCTTCTACGCTAACAGCTACTTTGTCTAAGTATTCATTAATTTTTTTAAGCCCAGAATTTATACCTGATTTTATTTCTCTGATAGATTCTCCACTATATTTGGGATCATTAACTGTTTTTAACAAAGATTCAGCTAGCACAGTCGCTGTAGTAGTTCCATCACCTGCTTCTTTTACTGTATTTTGAGCAGCTTCTTTAATAAGTGTTGCTCCTAAGTTTTCAACAGGATCAAATAACACAACAGATTGTGCTACTGTAACTCCATCTTTTGTAATTACTGGATTTCCACGTGCGTCTTCGTAGATTACGCATTTCCCCGAGGCTCCGAGGGTTGATTTTACTGCTTTTGCTAGTTTTTCTACACCAGCAATTACTTTTTGTTTTGCAGAATCGCCAAAGTTTAGATCTTTGACAATTTCGCTTGGTAAATTGTATTCCATTTTTAATTAAATTTAATTAGATTTTATTTAAATACTTGTATTATTCCAGCTATAGCTATATAATATAGAAATGCCGTAAATAATAAACCGATCCAGCCAATAATGGCTGAACCGATTAATTTTAATTTATTCATCATCGAATGTTTTGACAACTTTTGGTCCTTTCGTAGCTTCTAACTTCTTTGTAAAGTGTTCTACAGACCCGTCAATTGCAGATTCTGCTCCTGAAAGCGTCTCTCTACGTGTAACATCGTGCCAAGTATTAGTTTCTGGGTTTGAGGCCTCAGTTTGATAGTAACCATTTGGTAATTGAGTTATCCTCCAGTTTGACTTTTTGGATAAATGCTCCCATTGCTTTTTGGTTTTCTCATTCACTTTCATTTCGCCACCAGTTGTTGTAGTGGTCTGGTAATATAGGTACGTCATAATAATTTGGTTTTAGGTTAATAACGTGGGTATCGGTGTTTCCGATATTATTTTTTCTTCTTCATCTTCATCTTCATAGCTGAAGCTTTTTTCATCTCCATAGCGGATTTTTTAAGCATCATAGCAGATTCTTTTTTAAGCTTCATTGCAGATTTTTTCATCTTCATTGCTCCTGCTTCTTTTTTAGCTATTTCTTTAACTAAATTAGCTGGTAAGTTTGCTTTTTGTTTAGCTGTAACTTTCATAGCTGATTTTTTAGCAATTTTCATAGGGGCTTTTTTAGCCATTTTCATTGGTGCCTTTTTCATTTTAAATTTTGTTTTTTATATGTTTAAACATTTCTTTACCTAACTTCTCGCCTATTTTACCGTCTGACTTATAGTGGGCGCGAGCAACTCTTCTACTATAAGATATATTTTCTGCTGCCTTTTTAAAAGCTTTTGATGCTTTTGGATATTTGTCAGCTAAAACATTACCTATCAACACTGCCTGTGTTGAGTGACCTGAAGGATATGATGGTGTTTTCATAGATTCCATCTCGTAGTCCTTCATAGTTATCTTTAGCTTTTTAGCAGATACCTTAGGTCTAGGTCTATTAAAATGTTTTTTCAATTTTATTATTACCGGTGCAGAGTCTTTTATTAAATCTTCTACTAGTTTTTTGTCGTAGTTTTTAATATTATTTTCTTTAGCAACTTTCTTAAACACAGCGCTAATATTGTCAAACTTTTTTACAAAGCTTTTGTTCAAAGGTATTTTATTAAGCTCTTTAACTTCTTGCATTGTTTCAAAAGAGTTATCGCCGGGCGGCTTCATCTTTTTAAACTTAGATATGTCAAAATCTTTAAACATTATGCTTCACCACATTTTTTACTAGGATTACTAACTTGCACCCAGTTTTCTTTTTGAAACCAATCGCGAAGTGTAGCGCCTTTTTTACGAACATTTTTAACAAATGATTTACTAGATCTTTTATATTTACCTTTACTAGCTGCAGATCTTTTAGCACGAATAACCTTTTCACGTTCTTCTTTTGACATGCTCAATACCTTGTCTTTAGGTAGGCATACTTTTTTAGTACCACCACCTTTTACTTTTTTAAACGGATTATCCTTTTGTTTGTACATGTTGTGCTTTTAATTGTTTCTTTGCCAATCTAGCAAGTCTTGCTTGTTCCATTTTACCCATAACCTTAGCTCTCTGTTCTAATACTGTTAGTATTTGTATTTTACGAGCGTAAGGTTTATTTATTCTTTTTACTTTAGCTATTGTTTTTCTAGCATCAGCTACTGTAGCAAACTTAATACTTACTGTATCTTTTGGATTTTCGTCAGTATATAGTCTTCTACCGCTACCTTTTGGCTTTTTACCAGTTCCAACTTTAGGATCTGATTTCTTTTTGTTAGGTGTAGGCCTGTTAGTTTGCATGTTTATAAACCAATTACATAGTTGTTTGTCTCTTGGCGTAGCATTAGGCCTATTTTTAAGCTTTTTGCACTTTTCTATAGTAACGTCACCGCCATATATTTTAGCGATACGCGCTTTTAACACACCTCTATACGCTTTTTGTGCCATTATTTCTTTTTACCTAATCTTTTACGTACAATATCCATAGTTTTACGCATTTTAGCTGCATACTTAGGATCTTTATTACGCCTAAACACAACTTGTTGGTTCAAACTACTTATAATTTTAGATAAATTACCTTTTCTTGACTTAATTAGCCAAGAAGCTAGTCCCGATGCTGATAAATCTCTAAACTTACCTTTGGCATCAGGTGCGTCAGACTCTTTAAACTCACCCATACGCTTATTCATAGGTGAATTTATAGCACTTTGCAACTTGTCAGCTTGTTTAGCATGTGTTTTACTAGCTTTTTTAAGCTCTGTAATAACCTGCTTTATCTTATTGTTATTTAACTTAAATGCCATTACTTCTTTTTGCCTCCTCCAAACTTACTTGGACCACCTGCTCTAGTACATCTTACGCCCCAACCTGACGCATAAGCACTAGGCCAAACTTTAAATTTACGTTTTGCAGCAGCTTTACAAGCGGCAGATATTTTTTTAAGAGGACTAGAAGTAGACTCTAGCATTGCTTCTATTTTATCTGCTTGACCAGCATGTAAATTACTAGCTTTCTTAAGCTCTTTTGATATTTTTTTTAGTTTCTTTTTGCTCATAACACCTAATATTTACCTCTAACTCCTTTTGGGTTAGATTTAGTTGAACCACCTTTTCCAGCCCATAAATTTTTACATGCCCAATAGCTAGCTGTTAGTTTACTTTTCTTTTGATCACATTTATGTCTAGCTCTAAAACTTTTTCTAGCTGCAGCAGAATAATTATGACCATATCCTGTAGCTCCAAAGTGTATTATCTTTTCTTGGCCATCCTCACAAGCTTTAACAACCTTTTTCTTTTCAGGTTTTGGAGATCTACGAGGCTTATTACAAGCCATCTTACTCTTGTCAAGTTTTTTAAATCCACTACCTATACCACTAGCTCTACGTCTACCACAGCTGGTAACTGGAAATGGATGATTTTTTTGAGTATATGCCATTATCCTTCTTTTTTAGTTCCTTTACCAAAATTGCCTCTATTGTTTTTTACAGAAACTAGAACTAGTTTTCCATTTTTATCATGATGTATATCTTTATTACGAAGATTAAACCCACTTTTCTTAAGTCTTCTACGTTCCACTTGATTCTCCGCTTTTTTTTGTTTACGAGCGGTAGTCATAGCGAAAACTGTATCTCTCTTCTTCTTAGCAGCTGCTGCTTTTGGTGATAGTTTCTGTGCCATACTCTTATTATTACTTGTTAGGTGAATATCTTAAAAGTATGACAATAGCTTGTTACTAATACTTCTTAATAGGCTTATGTCACTAAAATTATATTGTAAATGTATATAGTTTGTATAGCCCCCACCTATCTGATACCCAACGTGTTACGTAAAATCGTTTTATATAACGCCACGGGCCCCCTTTTATATATATTTGTATAGAATTTTTTACCTTTTTGTTTTATATTATATATATACAAACTAACTACGAAACGTTTTGGATAATATCTATGTAAATAATCTAATAAATAAACATTATGCAATTAACTAAAAAAAGATTTGTAATTAGCAAATCACTAATCGGAAAAAATGTAGTAATTACTTTCACTACTAAAAAAGGTACATTCACTTATAATCATGACGATGTGTATTCTATTAATCAAGAAAAACTAGAGTCGATGGAGTGCTTCCAGAAATATGGTAACTATACTAATAGTAATAACTTACCTACTTGGGCTCGACTTTCATAAGTAATACTGATGAGACTTCAATAGTCGAAACTACCTCGGTAGTCTATTACAAAACAGTGACAAGAGCCTATTACTATCTCTTTACTTAGTAGCCTTATGTCACACTATTAAAAGAATTAAATTATGTTTGCACTAGAATTATTAACTCAACTTATTATTTTCACTACTATTTTTTATTTAATAGAAAAATATGTTATAAAGAAAGACAAGTCGCGCAGTAACTCCTAACAATTATTATTCACTAAACGATTTACCTACTTTTAACTTACAAACTAAATACGACTTAAACTGGATAATATAATAAACTTAAATATGAATAAATTAACTAAAAATCAACTTAACATTATTACCTTAAATAATAAAACTTACATACCTTTCAAACTACATCAATTACCTTCATACTTCAATGAAATACCGATGTCTGAAACGTTCAACTTAAAAGGTTATACTTATGTTAACTTGACTGAATTAAAATCATTCAACAAAGATATTACTACACTTAATAGTAAACTCGATGGTCAATACTCATCATCAAAATAATACAAAACAAATACGATTACTATTGGATAATATAATTGTAATAAATAAAGCCCAGTTAGTTCAGTATTTCCTGGTAAATCAAAGATGAATACTAAAAATTAAATAAATTATTATGACTAAATTAAACAACTTAAAGTACCATCACAACTATGCAAAGCAGTACGGCGACACAGATATTCAGGTGTCTTACTTAAATAAAATTACTGACTATTTTGCTCAAGAATTATACGGTGAGTTTGGCTACGATACTTGTAGTAATGATGAGAAGTTTATTGTAATGAGCGAAACTATTAAACTATTACAAAATGACTAAGCAAGAAATACAAGATAAGTTAAAAGACTTACGTCAACAACAGCAAGCTTCTGCTAACGAAAGAGTGTTTAAAATAGGTGCTTCAATAGTTAACGCTAAAGTTACTAAGTTAATTGAAAAATACGAAAATAAATTAAATAAATTAAAGTAATATGAAGTTTACTTGGCATCAATATGGAATAAGTGTTACTATTAACGAACAAGACGAAGTAACATTGAAAAAACTAGAAGAAGAAGAATTAGATAAATATCACTAATATGACACCAGTAGATTTAACAGTATACCTTATATTTTGGTACTTTGGAGTTGCTCTTTATAGAAAATGCAAAAAGTAAATACAAATTAAATACGATTACTTTTGGATAATATATATGACAAAAGCTTATTAAATATGAATAATTATTGTAGATGTGGTGAGCCCGTACACCCAGTTAGAATTAAATACGGGTATAAAACTTGCGTACAATGTAGTGGTATCGAGCGTGTTGCTTGTGCTCCACTAACTAATCACAAGACAGGCAATACAATACAAATAGTGTCGCAAGCACAATCAGCTGCGCTAATAAAAGCAGGTAGTCGTAAAGGTTACGGTACTTGTCTTAAATAATTAAATAACATGGAATATATGTCAACAGAAATTAGATCAGCGCGAGAAGCAATGACTATCTTCAAGATACTAGGTATCAAAGAGATTACAACAGATCGCCAACGTAAAAACGGTACTCAAGTATTTGAACTACCAATTAAGCAAATGTATCAAAACTTATTGCCAAAACCTTTGCGTTTTGCTACATATAAAGCAGGTTATGTTAGAAACGTAAGTCCTTATAACTCAAGTCCTTACCAAATTAACAAGACTAAAAAGCGACCAGCAGGTACAAATGGCTATCACTTTGAAACAATAGAGCGTATACTAATACCAAGCTGGGAAGAGCGATTAATATACTTAGCTAAGTTTATTATCAAAAACTACTACCAAAAACCTACATACTTGATGAACGACTATGTTATCGAGTGTTTAAAGCAAGAGCGCGAAGTAAATAATGATGCGCTGCAATGGGGTTACTTTGTTAATCCAGAATCTACACCAGTAGACGATATAAAAGTAATTATTAACGGACATAGATATAATTTATCATGAGTAAAACATTAGAAGAAATAATAAAAATAGTATCAGAAAGAGCTATTGAAACTATAGACGAAGGTTTATATGAATTAATAGGTAAAGACGAGAGTGATCCAGATGGATTTTATGAAGACTATATGGAGTGTTTACCACATATAGTTAAGAATATAAGTAAATTTCAAAATATAGTAGATGAAGAGAATTAGAAAAATATTTAAGTACGAACCTAAAATTATTAAAACGCTAAAAGAATATGAGCAAAAAGAGAAAGCTGAACAGCAAAAATCCAAAATACAAAACACAGGCAGAAATAAAAGCAACAACTAAAGATGTTGACAAAAAGGTGCTAATTAAAGAGCTAACAAGACAAGGTGTTAAAGGTGTTAAGGTATACGCTACATTTTATAAATAAACGAGGTGAGGGTGGTAGCGCGTGAGATGTGTATGTAGTGAATTGGCTCGACTAGTGATAGCAACGAAACTACAATCTTACTCACTTGGCAGAACGGCAGGATAAAGCAAAAGAGATAACAGACCACAGGCATGTGCTTGAAACTCAATGAACCACACCTGCCCGACCTCGTTTTATTTACAAATAAAATACGAACACTAATGGATAATAATATAAACCAAATAAAATAAACCAATATGAATATGAGTTACTGTAGGTTTGAGAATACAGAAAAAGACCTAAATGATTGCCTTTATGCAATAGAAGAAGGAGATTATACAGATTTATCTTCTTATAGAGAAGAACAAGCTTTAAGAAGTTTGTTTGATACTTGCGAAGCAATACTTGATTACAGAGATGAAGTATTAGAAAAATTAAACTACCAAAAAAACCAATAATATGAAAGACGGTATATATGAAAGCGATAACGCTAGATACTTTGTGCAAAACGGCAAAGTACTTATGAACTTAAAAGGTATTGGCTGGTACAAAACAACTAAACATTTTAACTTCGGTAAATGGGTATCAGAGTTAAGCTCTGCAATGAGTGTTAATTTTGACAATGCTTATTTAACAGCAAAGCAGTGGTAATGAGAAGGTTAATATATGATATGTATTACAAAGAAGAAATATCTATGGACATAGCAATGAGACTATTAGATAAATTAACAGAACTTTCAAATAAAAAACGAAGATGACGGGAGAACAAATAGAAAATTATATTATCAACGAACTTGATAGTGAACCAAGACACAACTGCGAGGCTTTAGCAGAAGCCATAAACCATATAGCTAATGAAGTTGAATATGACTCATTTGCTCTTATGCAGTTGTTATTAGAAAATAAACCAATAAATGCCTTGCATACACATAGCTACGGCTTTCACACGGCTAACGGTAGGTCGCTAATTGAAGGTATGCAAAATGCTTATTATACCGAAGTACAATTTTATGTCGACTAGAGCACAAGTTAGATTTGCTACACGAGAAGAAGGAGTATCGTTTAGTGAACACCCAAAAGTTATACACGCACAGTTTTATGTGCATCACGATGGTTATCCAGAAGGATTAGGTTTGGAAATAGCTGAGTCATTAACTAAATATAAAAAGATAATGCACTGGGAAATAGAAGAGCTGTTTACTAGACACGGCGATCTTGAGTATGTGTATTATGTGTGGCAACACCCAATGAAAACTACATGGATTAGTATATTTGAAGAAAAATATAACGAAGATTTGACCAAGTCTGATAAGTGTATATTCGTAGGTGAACCAAGTAATCTTATAGATAAATACAAACCTAATACGAATGAGCAAGGATAATATAATTATGACAGATGAACAACTAAGAAAATTAATAGATGGTCTTGCTGATCAAATGGTAAAACGTATTTATGGTGTAGCTGAAGAGCAAAGCCAAACTACGTTCTATGCAGACAGAGATGAAGACCACGCTATGGGTGAGTTAGCTAGGCTAATGACACTATCAGCTATATACGAAGACAGAGAAGAATATGAAAAATGTGCTGCGATTAAAAAGCATATAGATAAAATAAATAAAATTATAGATAAATATGATGCGTAAAAAACCAATGCTAGCTTATCCAGTTAGCGACAAACCGATAGATTATACCCAACCTGTATTTATGCAACCAAAGCTTGATGGTGTGCGTTGTCTTATACAAGCAGAAAAGCTACCATTTGATATGGGCTACGAACCAGTAGCTTATTCACGCACAGGTAAACAGTGGTTAAACATTGAGCATATACTACAAGGTCTTAAACCTTTCTTTCAAGCTAACCCTAATGTTATACTCGACGGTGAGTTATACAATCATGACTTAAAAGATGACTTCGAGCAGATTATTTCTTGTGTTCGTAAAACTAAGCCAACTGAAGAACATAGAGCTCAATCAAAAGAGCTTGTACAGTTTCACTGTTATGATATTGTAGATGAAGATGCTGTGTTTGACTGGCGTGCTGATTTTATCGGCGATGAACTAGAAGAATCTTACTGTGTAAAGCACGTAATGACTACTTACAATATTGATAGCGAAAAACAAGCTAAAGATATTCATCAAGCTAATCTTAATAAAGGTTATGAAGGTTCTATTGTTCGTTTAAACGACACATATCAATGCAAGCGTTCACATAGCTTACGTAAGTTCAAAGACTTTCACGATGCTGAAGCTACACTAACTAGCTGGGTCGAAGGTAAGGGCAAGCGTGTCGGTACTATTGGCAAGTTCATAGCTGTCGATACTGATGGTAATGAGTTTGGTATGCCAGTTATGGACAATTTCAAAAAGTTACAAACAATGTTCAAAGAAATGCAGTCATGGGTCGGTAAAGAAGCTACGTTCACATACTTCGAGCGTACAAAAGCTGGCAGTTACAGACATCCATTATTTAAAGCAATACGTGATTATGAATAAAAAGTTAAAACAAAAAATTAAGGAATTTAATAAAATTAAATATCCTAATGATAAATCAAATAGAATTATTATAGCATCGTTAAAACCAAAGGAGACTGTGACAACAGCTCCTAATAATAAGTAGTAATAGGCTAATGTCACATAATAGAAACCTAACATACCTAAATAAAAATCGTATAATTTATAGACGGTTACCAATAACTGATACACCTACTGTTGAAACAAAAGAGTTTATGTTCTTTGAAAACGGTACTTATGAGTGTTATGAGTTGTTTAGATCATCTGCTAAAATAACTACGTATAAATCACTTAAGTGGCATTTGCTTGTTATATGGTATTTGAATCCTCAGCTTGATCCTGATGACTTTCAAGCTTTAGCAGAATATATAACTTTTAAACCAAATGGTTTTGTTAGCTTTGAAGTTACTGAAAGATTATTAGATAAAATTATTTATGGAGTTAGCATGTCTGATTTAGAAAGACCACCAAAAAATAAATTACGTAAAGTTATATTTAAACCATTTACCGGTCTAACTAAAGAAGAAAAATTATCTATCGTTGGCCGTTTAGTAGGTCAAAGTCCTAGAGTTTGTTCTGATGATATTTATGCTGTTATGATAGATATGAATGATATGGGCAAAAAAATTACAATAGGACGTATCGCAGGTTTGTTAGACTGTTCATCTCGTACTATACATAGACACATGTGCCAAACACTTAAAAAAGAAAAAGAACTATTAAACCAACAACTATGAAAAAATATAATCAAAATAATTTTAGTAGATATAAACAAGATGTTAAAGCCTCGCAACCTAAAACTAAATCTTGGAACGAATATACTCGTGATGAACTAATAGTTAAGTTTATGCCTTTGGTAGAAAACATATCACGTAAGTTTAAAGATAGTGATGCTGCAAATGGTGTTGTTTCTTTATCTGATCGTATACAATTTGGTCATATAGGTTTAATAAAAGCTGTAGATAAAATTGTTTGGAATCAAATAATGACATCAAAAAACCCTGAACGTACTTTAAAATCTTACTTAGCTAAACGTATACGTGGTGCAATACGTAGAGCTACTGATGCTAATCGTAGCGGTATGCGTATACCTGAACATAAGTTAAATGAAATACGTAGTGACTTTGAAAACCCTAGCAACTCTGAACTATTTTTTAACTCTATGTTTCAAAGCATTGACGCTGTAGTTAATGATGAAGATAATATGTTAATGCAAATAGCTGACAACTCTGATGATCCGATGAAGAAAGAAAACTTAAGCTATAAACTAAGAGATATAATGTTAAAACAACTTACTGAAAAAGAATATCACGTAATAAGATTATCTTACGGTATTGGTTGCGATAAGCTTTCAGCTAAAGAAATAGCAGACAAACTAGATATGAAAGGCACTAGCTCTTATGTACGTGTTTCACAGTTAAAAAAGCAAGCGATTGACAAATTAAAAAGAGTGTTAGACCACTCGCAAGTGGTTGACTACCTGTAGGTTACTTAGGTAAATAACAGAATTATTATGTAATTATATATATAACTAAACCAATATACCAGATGAAAGATTTAACTAAAAAATTAGCTGATGTACAAACTAAGTTAAAAGCTAAAAAGTCTTCATACAATAGCTTTGGTAAATATTATTTCCGTAAAGCTGAAGACATCCTCGAAGGCGTAAAGCCATTTTTATTACAACACAACATTTACGTAACAACTAGCGAAGAGCTTATTGCTACTGAACCTATGCCAACACTTAAAGTTACGGCTACGATCAGCGACGGTGATAATGCTATACACGCGTGTGCTGTGGTCGGTGTTGACTTAAATCAAAAAGGTATGCAGACATCTCAACAGTTTGGTGCTGCATCTACTTACGGTAAAAAATATGCTCTTGGTAATTTATTTCTTATTGACGATACTGAAGATGCTGATGCTACTAATAAACACAGTAAAGCTCAACAAGTTCAAGCTAAAGCTAAAACTAAAATAACTAAAGAGCAAATGGAAAAAGCTGTTGAGTTTGTAAAAGGTGGAGGATCAGTTGATGCTATTAAAAAGAAATATGAATTAACATCAGCGCAAATTAAACAACTAGCGTAATGACAAAAGAAATTTACACTAAACTAAGAGACGACGAACACTACTACGGTGACTTTGGTAAACAGTTTTTAAGCAACTCGGATATAAGTGTACTGCTTAAAAATCCTAAAGACTTGCATAAGCCAAGACCTAGTAGTCCTGC